TAGTTGGTATCACGTAATGAGAGAAAATTAATAATTTACACCTACAAAATATTTTACTACATTTTATTAATGAAAACTGATTGGTTATTTCAAGAACCCATAGATTTAGAGCACAAACAATATGTGCTTTTAGATTATCTACAAAAGTTAGATAAAAATCTAAATAATTTAAAATTATATCCCCAATTCCAAGAGATATCGTTACACCTGGCTAGTATTAATCTTTTAATTGAAAAAGGTCAATATTTAACAATGAACAGAACGTTAAAGGATCCCGATGATGAGATATTAATATCTGACTTAATACCGGTTGATTGCCCACTCCTTACAAAAGAAGAGATACTTGAAATTTATCATATCTGTAAATATACAACCGATAAATTAAAAGACTACTTCAACCACGCAAAGGCGATATGGGACATCGTTAACGATGCGGTATCAATAGATCCGATACAAAACTCAAAAAATATTGACCCCAAACAAGGGCTTTTCTTTTTAGATTATAAAGATAAAACCTACCTATATGAGTTTATGGTTAAATTAATTAAAAAGGGTAATTTAGAAACAAAATGTCACATAAAAAAAATATGTGAATGTCCTAAAGGAGATTTTAATGAAAAATTAAAAGAAGTAAAAAGACCACTTATCAAAGATCTAAAAGACGATAATATTCATAGTAAGTTAATTGTTTTTAGGGTTAAACACAACAACAATTACCCCCTTAAAGAAACTTTGCTTCCTATCGCAAAAAGAAAAATAATGAATTATATGATTCAATCAAAAATTATTAGACATAAAAATTTGACTAATATATCTTAGTTTTTTATTATTAAAATAAAAAAGTCATGGTAGTAAAACAAAGATCATTAAACGAGTTAAGACAAGAAAAAGAGTTTGGATACAAACATTCAGACAATCAAAAGAAAAAAATTAATGTTGACCCACAACACATAATCAATTTGGTTAGAAAATACCCAAATGATATGGATCTTGGAAAAAAAGTAAGAGGTTATTTATTGGAATTAGGGATTTATGAGTAAGGAACAAGTAAACCACCCAAAACATTATGGGGGATCGGAGAACGTATATGAAGCAATCAAGGTGATTGATGCGTGGGAACTTGGATTTAGTCTAGGAAATACTGTTAAATACATCTCAAGAGCCGGTAAGAAAGATAGTGATAAAGAATTACAGGACCTTAAAAAGGCGTTGTGGTACTTGCAACATCACATTAAAACATTGGAAAAATAATGAGATATCTATATTTTTGTCTAATATTATTTTTGACATCCTGTATTGAAATAATTGAAGACTTAAAGTTTAATTTGGATGGGTCGGGTACCTTTAAATATGTTATAAATCTTAGTGGTAGTAAAACCAAAGTAACATCCATACTCGCTTTAGATAGTTTATACGGAGAAAAAGTTCCAAAGGTATCAGACATTAGAACTAAGATCGGAGAGTTTAAAAGAACCTTACAAGAACAAGAAGGTATTAGTAATGTACTAATAACGGAAGACTACACCAACTACATCATTAAATTTCAGTGTGATTTTAAAAGTGTTGAGAATTTAGAACAGGCACTCAAAAACTCAATTAAAAAACTATACCAAAACAACTATTACGAATATGATTGGGTTTCTTTTAAAGGTAAGGTATTAACAAGAAAAACGCCTATTTTTTATTTAGATGATATTAGGAAGTTTGGTGATAGAGATATTGATAAACTAAAGACGGGTACCTATACTTCAGTGACTAGGTTTCCAACTAAAATAGATACGTTTGAGAATAAAAATTCGTTAAGATCAAAAAGTAATATGGCTTTAATGATTAAAACAACACCCGATCTACTTTTAAACGACCAAACCATATTAAATAATAAAATAATATTAAAAAAATGATAGAAACAGGAAAAATAATAAATGGGGATTGTATTGAGGTAATGAAAACCTTACCGGAAGGGTCTGTGGACTTAATTTGCACATCGCCGCCATATGGCGTGGGTATTGCGTATGATGTTCACGATGATGATGTTAACTTTGAGGAATATTTGGTATTTGCAAGAAATTGGTTAACTGAGGCGTATAACGTATTGAAAGATGACGGACGTATAGCGTTAAACATACCCTATGAAATTAACAGACAAAAGAAAGGAGGGAGAATCTTCTTTGTTTCAGAGATGTATCAGATAATGAAAGAAATAGGATTTGGATTCTTTGGTATTGTTGATTTAGAAGAACAATCACCTCATCGTAGTAAGACCACAGCATGGGGATCTTGGATGAGTCCATCCAGCCCGTATATCTATAACCCAAAAGAGTGTGTGATATTGGCTTACAAAAAACTACACATCAAAAAGGTTAAAGGAGAACCACAATGGAAAGGAGTTCCTACTGACATAGAACAAGAAGATGGGACATTTAAGAAAAAAGTAGTATACGAGGAACAAGACAAGAAAGAATTTATGGAGTTAGTCTTTGGTCAGTGGAACTATTTTGCAGATACAAAGAGTTTAACTAAGGCTACTTTTAGTTTAGACATACCCTTAAAGGCGATTAAAATTTTATCATATAAAAATGATATTGTCCTTGATCCTTTCGCTGGTAGCGGAACTAGTTTAGTTGCTGCGGAAATCTTGGGAAGACGGTGGTTGGGGATAGAACTATCACCAAACTACACTGAAGTTGCAAAAACAAGGGTTGAATATTTTAAAACACTACAAGAAGTATCAGAAGAAAACCAACAGTAAAATGTTGGTTTTTTAGTTTTATGTGGTATTTATTTATTATGAGAAGATTAATAAATGAATCAGGTATCCGTGACATAAATAATATCGCAAAAAGATACAAAAAAGCAAAAATATACTTTCATCAGGATTTGGATGGTGTCACAACCGGATTGGCAATGAAAAACTACCTTGAAAAATACGGTATTGAAGTTGTTGATGCTGAAGTAATACAATATGGATCTAAAGAATTTGCCATTAAAAAACCGGAAGGTGAAGGTGAAGTAATGCCGGTTCTTGTTGATTTTGCTCACGGAAAACCAATGTTTGTTATTCATACCGATCACCACGATACACAAGCTGGTGTTGAAAAAGATACAGCAACGAATTTTAAATCATCAAGATCAAACGTGGAAACTATATCACAAGTGGTATCACCGAAAGAGATTTTTCCATCCGACGACATTTTATTAATATCAACTGTAGATTCAGCAAACTTTGCGGTAAATCAAATAACACCAGAAATGGTTATGAATTACCTATACAAATACGATAAAGATAGTTCACTAAAAAGAAACAAAATGTTAATGGGGTTAGTTGTAAACAAACTATTATTAGCCTATAAAAACAAACCAAGATTTTTGGAAAACCTTGTGTTAAACTCACAACCATCTCTTTTAAGTATTTTAAATAATATTAAAAAAGAAGCGATTGAAAAGGGGTATGCCGATCCTGAACAACTAACAAAAAACAAGGAAAATTACATACAAAGTAGAAAAGAAAAGGGTGTAGAAACTCTTGGTAATATTATCTCTCAATATGGATTTGGTAGCACAACAAAGTCAGGTGCTTATGATAGATACACACCATTTAAAAACAATCCAGATTCCGATTTCCTTGTAACGGGAATGCCGATGGGTATGGTTCAGGCATCCTGCAACCCATTTAAAGAAGATAGAGCACTCAAAGGGGTAAATTTAGGTGAAATAAAAGATGAGGTATTAGATGTATTTAGAAAAGAATTTGAAGGTTTAAAAATAACCTTTGGTGTTATAAAAAGGGTTGCGGAACAAGAAGCTGATTTTAGTTCAGTTGGTTTTACCTTTAAAGATATGGAGGCGATCTATGGTGAAAGCCCATCTTATAAAATAGACGGAGGAGAAAACTTAAAAGAGATTTTAAACAACATATCCTCCAAACTTTATAGGGGATTATCTCAAAAACAAAAAGAATTATTGGATAAAGTTTCTGTTAATGGGTTTGACGTTATAAGAGCAAACTCAGGAGGACACAAATGTATAACCAACATTTCAGGTATAAATTTTTTATATAGGGATAATAAAGGAGGTAAAACAGATAAAATTTCTAGTGAGTTATTACCAATCGCTAACTATTCAGGAAAAAATTCATTTTTAAATGACATTAAGTCAAAATTGTTAACTTACGGTAGATTGTCAGACAAACAAATTGAGATGGCAATGAATCAGATTAAAAAGGAAGGGGGATCATCGACATCAACTGAAACAGTCGATTCACAATCAAACAAAACTTTTGTTGATGTTGTAAAACAGATCCAACAGGAATTTGTGAATATTTTAAATAATAAAATAAAATCACAATCCGAAAACATAACCGAAAGTGTTGTTAAGAATAAAAACGTGGAGTCACTATTAAAGAACCACATCAAGGGACACAATGTTCTTTCAGAACAAGACTGGAAATATGTTATGTCTAAACTTAGTTGTGTTACCGATAATAGAGGACAATGGGATCACCCAGAAAAATGCACAATGATTGAGAGTGATAGAATAACAATGAAAAACGTAAATTATCCTTTGGTTGGTATTGACAATACGGGACATTTAAAGTTGATGCTACCTGAAAATGATTATAAATTTCCAGGAAAAAAAGTGTTTGAAATACCACTTAAAGGGAAATATAAAAATTTAGGTATAAAATTATTAAAATTTTTATAATATTTTTAGTCTTTACGTAATTTAAGGTATATTTATATACTACCTCTGATAAAATTTCTATATTTTTTATTAATTTACTTGATTAAATAAAAATAAATTTATAAATTTGTAAAACAATTAGGAAACGTTCTAATTTGTATAAAAAATTGATTTATTAATATATGTCTGAAATTACAAACGAAGTAGTTGAGATCTATGCCTACTTTGATGACAAAGGTCAAAAAGTGTACACACCAAACGTAGAGTTTGCTGAGATAATGGCTAAGAAATACGGAACAAACGATGTTTACGTAGAAAAAAACTAAAAAAAAACAACAAAGGACTTGTCTAATTGAAAAAAAAGACTTAACTTTGTAAAACAAATCAGGAAAAGACCTGAAACGTTCTTTGAAAATCTAAATCCGACCGAAACAGTCGTCACAGTTAAAAAAAGCGAAGTAACACCTCCCTTTCTTTATATGTGAAACTAAATTAAGTCATTGGGCCGTGTATGGTCCATTAAAATAAACCACGAAAGTGGGATAAAGTGAACCCTTAGTGTGTTGGGTTTGCGTCTTGGTGAGTTTTCGGACTTGTCGAGATTGAGTACACAAGCGGGATACCGTTTAACCTTTAGTACCGAGGGCAACGCTGTAGGGAAAGTGGTTATACGAACTGGCAATGTGGGTTGTCAGTTTGAGATGGGAACATCAATAGGAATAACCCGTAGGAATATTGCAAAAAATAAGATTATCCGATTTTATTATTGCGTGTTCCATTATGATAGGATACTTAAAACCGAAAGGTATGTTAACGTACAAGTGGTGTTGTTATTAACCTTGACCGTTCCCTACCAAGGGTTCGATCTCGAAGTAGTCTTGAAATATGGAAATGGGGACATTTCACGGGGTAGTTTGGTATTTCGTTGTTCAAAAGATAACGAATCTAAAGACGGACCACTACTTCGATCAATCCACAACACCAAACTTATGGAGATTTAATTCCAATTAAAATTACATTAAGCAAAAGTGTCCGTCACGATATAACGGAAGTTACCCACCTATTCACTGGCAGTCAGTGGAACGTGATAACCGCAAGTTTGACCGTATTTTTATGAAAAATCTCTAAGTCGTCGAAGACTGAATCAGGACGCAATCTTGAGGAGACAGGAGTAGTAAGAGAGTAGTTATGTCGTCAAGAAGTGATTGGTCTAACCAATCGGTAATGAGTGTTACAGGACAAAATCCTGTGGATAAGAGTAGAATCAATAATGACTCGAAAGACACTTACAAAAACTGTAATCTCAGGTTTTTATTTTTTAAATGAAACTTATTAAGTTAAAAAAATTAATGGGACAATTTATTGTCCCTTTTTTTGTTTTATAATATTTTGTTACTCTTTTTTAAATTATCTTCAGCCCATAATGGTTGGAGATTTGTGTAATGACATAAACCGTATAATTCTTCTTCTGTTTTTGCCGATGATAATGGAATTATGTGATCAATATGCCACTCACTCCTGTTATCCCAACTCATACCAACAACAAATTGGGTTTCTAAATGTTCTTTAAGGGATTCCGGTGAACAACCAACAATATCAAAGGTTTTACAATTTTTATTGTGTTTAGTTATTTTTAAAAATGAGTTTAATCTATTTCTAACATTTTGTGATAATTTAAAAATAATATCATTTTTATATTTTTCTTTTCGTTTGGTGTAAAATAATTCTTTATTTCTTTTTTGCCAAGATTCTGTAGATTTAATTTTTTTTGATAAAGAATTGTTTGTTAGTTTTTTTTCTTTATGTAACCTGTTCCTTAACAGTTCTTTATCTCTATTATTTAAATAATATTGTCTTTGATTTTCGTTTAATTTAGTTCTATTTTTTTCTCTATAGTTTCTATGACACTCATTTAAAATGTCTTTAGACTTTAATTTATTATTTTTTTTTGAACATTCAGAACACTCACTGCGATAACCATCCTTTGAATATTTGTTTTTCTGAAAACCACAAAGGTCCTTAGATTCCTTACATTTAGAACATATTTTTGTCTCCATAGTAATTTGATAAAAGTTTCTCAATTAGTTTTGATTTATTAACGATATCTTTTTCTAATCTTTTATTAATTTCTTGACTGAGAGTTATTGATATTTTAACCCTCTTTTCGTTTTCTTTTAATTTTGGTCTCATAAAAATAAATATTCATAAAATACGTAAAATACTGATTTTTATATTTTTTTGTGCGTTAAATTTTTTTGCATATCTTTGTTGTATGAAAAATGATAACAAAATAGGTAAAGCGATTACAGACAAACACATTAAGATTGTTAAAAAAATCACTAAAGATATGGTGATTAGTGTATATACAAATCACAACTATTATGTGGATAGAGACCTATTAGATTCAGTCATTAAAATCTCATCAATTAGAAAATATAAACACGAAAAAACACAGTGGTCTGATAATAAAGAACTATATACATATGAGATAGATGTGATTGTTGATATGCGTTCTAATATGAGTTGGAAAAATAACAATTATTGTCAACGAAATTCAAGAAAATATAATAGATATTATAGTAGTAGTATCCATAATTCAGTTTTAGAATATTTAAAATATTTTGGAATTGATAGAACAGATAACCCCACTATTTCAAAAATACAGTACAAAGATATTGTCTAATTAAAAAAAAAGTATTACATTTGTATAAATAAAAGATATGGCAACACTAAAACACATAATGATCGTCCACCCTAAGTTTGGTGAAGTTTTAAATGAAACTTTTATGGATGAGGTACAGTTTAAAATATTTTTGAATATGGTCCACTCATCTATTGAGTTGAATCAAAACCTATCAACGTTTAATGGTAAAGACTTTTTAGTTCACGTACCAAGTTCAATATTAAAAGAATGTTTGGTTATTGGTAATAGTAAAGAGATGTCAATGGCTGAGGTTGTTATGGCAAAATCTAAGTTGGAGGGATAGTTTCTTTGTTTCTCTTTAAAACAAAGTGGTGGCAGTTTGTATCACAATCCGTGATCGACCCAAATTAGGTGAGGGTTTCCTCACCTTTTTTTATTTAGCGTATATTTATTAGTATGAAGATACAATTAACCGAATCTGAACTAATATCGTTGATAGAATCCATAATTGGTAAATCAAACGATTTTTTATATGAAGACATTTACGGATCAGTAGAATCCGTTGATAATTACCTAAACGAGGCTGAGTATCAGGGAAGAAAAGTTCAACTTGGAAAAATAATGCAAGGAGACATTAAAAAATTCAAAGTTTATGTCAAAAACGATAAAGGGAAGGTCGTTAAGGTAAATTTTGGTTTTGGAGGTAAATCGGCTAAAGGGAAAAGAATGGTTATTAAAAAAAATAATCCTGAAAGAAGAAGATCTTTCAGAGCAAGACATAATTGTGATAATCCTGGACCAAGATGGAAACCAAGATTTTGGAGCTGTAGGACTTGGAATTAAAATTTTATCACCCAGTCTCTATATGATTTAAATCTCCCTTTAATCATTCTTAAAAAAGTAGAATAATTATAATTTTCAGAAACACAAAACGAATAAACTTCTGATTTTTTTAATTTTTTTATTTCATTAGTAACTCTGTTATAAATTTTTATTTCACTATTATAATGATTATCTAGTTCCGTGATTAATTTTAATATATCATTATCGCTTTGACCTTTATCTGTAAAACAATAATATCCATAGTATCTTTTTATTTTTTTACCATTATCTAAATTTTTACTAATACGACTAAAATTACCACTACATAAACCTAAAGTTTTAAAATATTCATCTTTACCTGTCACCCTAATGATATTATTATCGTTATTAACGATTATCCATTTTTTCTTAGAGTTTTCATTGTATAAAAGTACCCGATCTTTATTTTTTTCCCATATCTTATCCTTATGTTCTTGAGTAAATTTTTTACCCTTACCCCAACCACTAAAATTACTTTTCATTTTTTTCTTATACTCTTCACTATTTATTATTTTATTCCATTTTTCGGAGTTTTTTAAACCTTCTGAAATTCTTAATCTTAATTCTTTAGTTGATATTAATTTTTTACCTTGACCCCCACCCGTTAAGTTATATCCGTTAGGTGATACTGAATTATAGAAATTAATCCAAAATATTTCTTTTTCATTTAATTCTTCTAAATTACTTGCCGAATCAATTACCTCAAAAATAAAATTATCTAAACCATATTTTTTTAATGACATTAAAAATGGTCGTTTTATGTTATTTTTAGATTCCTTTAGATGGTTTTTTATTCTTTTATCTAAATCTTGTGTAGTTTGACCTATATAAATTTTTTTGTCAATTTTATTGGTGGATTTATAAATAATCATATTTTACTTTTTAATATAAATATTTCTATTTTTATTATTGGACTTATTAATTATGGTGAAATTTATTTTATTTTTAATTATATTTATATGTTATGAGCAAAATTATAGTAACAGAAAAACAGTTAGAGGATATCGTTAAAATGGTAAAAGAAAATAACGAGCAAGGTTCTTATATGGCAAAACAACAGTTGTTTACCATCGCAACACTAGCATATAAAATGTGGGAAATGATGGAAGACGGAGAACAATTGGAAGATTGGATGGAAACAAAGATCGCACAATCAGAGCAATCTGTAACTGCGGTTGTTAAGTCTTTTATGTACGATGATGTTGAGGATAGAATGAAAGGTAATGGTGGTGTTGACTTAGATAGTTTAATTATTGGAATGTAGCCAAACAAAATTTACATTAAACCCCCCTTTCTTAGTTGACTGGGGGATTTTTATTTTATATCATTATTAAAAAAAGATATGTACGTAATAATTAAACACATCAAAATGAATGATAACAAAAAAAGAGTTCCTGTTATCATATTAAATAGTGAGTCTGAAATATTGGAATTTGATTCACTTGAAAATGCCGAAAAAATGAGAGACATTTTTGAATTAAATTCAGATTCGGGTCACACTTACGAGGTTAAGAAGATATAATAATATGGTCCTATGATGTAAATGGATAACATATTTCTCTTCTAAAGAAATTTTTCAGGTTCAAACCCTGATAGGACTACAAAAAAAATTATAGATATTGGTTCGTTTTTACTTATATGTGATATTTATAAATAAAAGACCATGGCTATCGATGACAAATACAAAAAAGAGGATCTTATTAGATTAATTTTTACTGAAAATAAATCATATAGAGAGATTGGTAGGATTTACTCGGTTAGTGACACATATATAAAAAAAGTCGCTAATAAATTAGGTATTAGTTTAAAAAAAAGAAAAAATTTACCTGATGGGTTTAAACCACACAATTATGGAAATTTAAAAAAAAATAATTGTAAAAATTGTAACAAAGAATTTATACCTTACAATAAAAAACATTTATCCTGTTCAATGGCATGCGATAATGAACATAAGGTTTTAAAAAAATATGAAGATTATTTAGAAAACCAAGAAAAGTATTGTTATGATAGGGACATGAGGTTTTTAAAAAAACACATACTAAATGAACAAAATAGTGGTTGCGGTGTTTGTGGTATAAAAAATATATGGAACGAAAAAGAATTAATTTTTGTGTTGGATCATATAGATGGAGACGCATCAAATAATATGAGAAATAACTTACGTTTAGTTTGTCATAATTGTGATTCACAATTAGATACATATAAATCAAAAAATAAAAACTCAGCAAGGAAAGATAGATATATTAAAAATTATAAAAACAATGGAAAACACCTTAGAACAATTACACCAAGAATTTATTAATTCAGAAGAGTATATAAAATATTTAAAAGAACTTGATGAATATTCGGAAAAATATGTATCTTTGTAAAAACAATACATATGAACAAAGAAATGATCTCCCTATTTTTCTCAATGACTCACGAATCTGACGAACTACTTGAAGTATTCAATAAGAAACAACTATTAGATTTTTACATCAATGGATGTGAGTTAAGACTTCGTATGGAAGGTCGTTTGGAGAATTTTGAAAAGTTTAATAAAGAAACGGGTGTTGAGTTCAGTGCTTTGATCTCAAACAAATTTCACTTGGCAAAACAACTTAACGTTTTAAAAAACGCATTAGAAAAACTTGGAGTAAAAGGAATTGAAGAAAACCAATACATAATATTAAATAATTAATGAAAACATTCAAAGACATAGAATTTAAACCACACTCTTTTGGTGAAGGGTTACACGGACTATTATTTTTTCCTAATGGATACGGTGTATCTGTTGTTAGGTATAAAAATCCAATAAGCGAAACGTATAGTTCATACACATCCAACGAGGATGAATGGGAAGTTGCCGTATTATACGGAGACGAAAACGAATGGAATATCACTTACAATACACATATAACAGATGATGTTATAGGTCACTTATCGGAAGGTGGGGTTGAACAAATAATTACGTTAGTTCAGGATTTATAAATTAAGATATTTATAAATAACCTCTCAGGGATTTTGATATTTTTACCCTTTTGTCTAATACTCGGCCGTAAAAGCAATAAAGAAAAAATAGATCGGTAGTTGAGAACAACAAAGGAATCCGTGTGGTGTAATTGGTTAGCATAATTTTTGGTGTGGGTTTGATTCCCGCCACGGTTTCTTTTTTTAGTCTTTGATGTATTTATTATGTATGGGATTAGAGTTTAAACAAATATGGAAGACCTCAAGGACATTAGCGGGGATAGTTAAAGAAGAATCTAACGATAAAGTCATTACAAAAGGTAAAATTAAATCAATTGCAACCTCTGACCATTTCGGTCAAGTCTTATTATCAACAGCCAAAACTTTAGCTGATAAAATAAAAATCCTACAAACAACTTGGTTTATAATCAATAGACCGAATTACACGCCAGAAAAAATATATAAAATCATAAACGACTTCTATGTTTTAGAGGTTGATTTCTATGTTGAAGAAACAACAAAAACTGAAACGTGTGGTGAATGTGATAATGGGTATGTTGAATGTAATAGTTGTGACGGGGATGGTAAACAAGATTGTAGGTATTGTGATGGTGAAGGAACTCTAGAGTGCGATACTTGTGATGGTGAAGGAACCCAAGACTGTAGGTATTGTGATGGTAAAGGAACTGAAACTGAAACAGAAGAAGATGATGAAGGTGAAGAAGTTGAAGTTGAAGTAGAATGTGTTCATTGTGATGGTGGAGGTAAGGAATACTGTCGTGATTGTGGTGGACAAGGAAATTTTGAATGTGATACTTGTGACGGTGAAGGAACCGAAGGATGCGATGAATGTGGAAGTACAGGGTTCGAAGGATGTGGTGAATGTGGTGGAAGTGGAGACGTTGAAAGTTATGAATCATATTATAGTATTGAAAGAACCTTTATGGTTGTGAATGGAGATTCTATGCAGAAATACATAGACAAACCATTAACAAAAGATGTGTTTGATGATATTGAAGGCGAAGATCCGGCTTTTGATTTTTATATGATATTAAAAAGACAAGATTATATGAGTGATAATACGGCAGAAGATGAAAGGGAGAACAACGAAATGGAAGATGATTTTGTAATAGTACAAGATTTGATAAAACTTGAAGATTCAAATCTAAGAGTACCCGGACTTTCCTAACCATTAACATATTTATTAATAAAAACAATAATGAAAAGAATAATTAGACTTACAGAATCAGATTTAGCAAGAATTGTTAGACGTGTGATTAAAGAAAACGAAGAAGAATTTGACACACAAAGTTTTTTTGATGCTCAGTTTATAATTTTAAAAGAGTTTTTAACAAATTTGGGTTATATTTACATGGATGGTGAAAAACCACCTTATTCTAAAAAAGGAAGATTAGGTGTTTTTGAAAAAATTTCACATACGGAATCCGGCGAAAATGAACCTGGAACAAGTGGGTTAAAAGATGACTATTTATTTAGGGTAAAAATAGAGTTGGATTATAATATTTACGGAACAAGAGAAAATAAGTCGTCTATTTCTATATCTAAGTTTACATATGGTGATTCTGATTGGAAAGTTTTAGTCAATTCAAATGTACCTTGGGTATTAGGTAAACCTAATTATACAAAAATATTACAAGAGTTCAAAAAAATGGGTGAAGAAGCGCCAGGACTTTATTGTGAATTTAATAAATGTTAATAAAAAAATAATGAAAAAAACCATAAGACTTACAGAATCAGATTTAGCAAGAATTGTTAGACGAACATTAAAAGAAGACAAGGATAAAAATCCACTTTATAACGATATAAAAGATCTTTTACGGGATTCATACGAATCAAAAGAATCTAAAGTTTATATGTTAAGACAAATTGCTGACGAAATAGAAAGTGATATGAAATTAAGAAACGATGTTTCAAAAAGATGGTCAAAAGAAAAAGAGGGCCGATAAATAGATTTTAATAGATAATAATGAAAAGAATAATTAGACTTACAGAATCGGATTTAGCAAGAATTGTTAGACGAGTGATTAAAGAAAACGAAGAAGAATGGATTTCACAATCTGAAGATATGGAATCGGATGTCGATTTTTCAAAAATGGAACTTGAACAAAGTAGTAAAGAGGCTACAGAACAATTAAGTCCTGAAGAGCAAGATATGTTACGTGATTTTATAGAAAGTAACGGCATTGAATCTTTACAATCAATAGTTAAAGATTCTTTGGAGTCTGTATTGACGGAAGAGGATGAAAATGAAATGGGTGATAATGAATACGAAATAAGAAGTATTATTGATAAAATTATTGGTTATAGTTCAGTTGGTGCCGCATTAGCGATTGTTCCGGCAGCAATGTTTATAAGTGGTGGAATTGCTGCTGCTTTAGGTGTTTATGCTTTAGCAAGTAATACTCTTAGAGACGCAGCTTGGTTTAAAAGAAAAGGTTATGATAAATACCAATCAGGACACCATTACGGAAAGTCCGATAAAAGTAGAAATAATAGATAATCATGAAAAGAATAATTAGACTTACAGAATCAGATTTAGCAAGAATTGTTAGACGAACCATTAATGAAAACATGGATAACGACACCGCATTAAATGTTTATAGAAAATTAAAACATAACGGTGAAATTATGGACGAAACGTATAAAAAAATTAAAAATATTAGAGAAGATCTTGATATGTTGGTAACGAGACATGTTAGAGGTGGAACTGCTGATACTATATTTGATAATAACAAAAGAACGCCTAGAGAAGTTTCTGATAATGTCCAACAACTATCTAGAAAAATAAATGAACTTGAAGGACTTTTAGATCAATACAAAAGATTTGTTAAAGGATCGATATCTAATTAAAATATTAAATGAAAAAATAATGAAAAGAATAATAAGACTTACAGAATCGGATTTAGCAAGAATTGTTAGACGTGTGATTAAAGAAAACGAATATGAAGAAGATGAATATGACGAAGATGACGAAGATTATAAAGCATTTATAGATTCATATAGTGATGAACCTATAAATACCCCTAAAACACGAATGGCCGATTTTAATGAACCATACGATTCAATTGGAGGACATTCCGTAAACGATTTAAAAAGGGCGTTTAATAAGACGAAGAGGGAAGATGAAGAGTGGGGACAAACAGACGCAGGTAAACAACAATCACAGGACTTAATTAATATGGCAATAGATATATTAGAAGACGAATACGGTTATGATGGGGATGAACTTAACGAAATGAATGAGATGGATATTGTTGAATCTTTATATGAAGAGGGCGAAGACGATTTGGCATCACAAATAGAATACCTATTAGATGAAGAAGGTATTGGTGAAAGAAGTGGAGGTGAATTAGGTGAGGGTTTTGATGATGATCTTACCAAACGTAGATTTAAAGATTATAATCCGGCTAACTTTAGAAGAATACCAAAAGACGCATTAAGAACAGGAATGAGAGACTTTGAAGGAACGGAGTTAATGGGTGCTGAAGAAGATCCATTTGACGACTATAAAGATCTAAGTATGTATAACCCATATTATGGTACGAATGATGATGATTTTGAAGATGAAGACTTTGACGACGAAGAATTTGTATAATTAAAAATAATAAAAACACTTGTCAATTTAAAAAAAATACCTATATTTGTAGGGTAATTAAAACTTTTAGAAAAAACTATATATTTATAACAAGATGAAAACAACTAATAAACATATGAACATTTGTAACCCGAGCATTCAGTGGTCGTTTAACGTGTATCGTACGCTTAAGTCGCATATTAGGGCATTTTCATTTATGAGTTGATAAAGATTAACAAAAATAAAAAGGAATATAAGACCCGAACTAAAAACAGTTCGGGTTTTTTTATACCCAAAAATTTGGTTCCTTAGTATAGTTTGGTAATATCCCGGCTTTGTAACCCGGAGTCATCAGTTCGACCCTGATAGGAACCTCAAAAAAAGAAAAAGTTCTTTGACATATTGGCTTCATTAAGGAGAGATAATCACAGCGGCTTGTGACACCGTCTTGAAAACGGTTGGTACTGAAAGGTATGGGGATCGGCACCTCATCTCTCCTCTGTAAATTGCGGGGTAGACGAATTAGGCAAAGTCACCAGGTTTTGACCCTGGAGGTAAATTACCATTGGAGGTTCGATCCCTCCCCCCGTAGCAAAAAAATAACGAGTGTGTGGTGTAATGGTTGCACAGGATGTTTGGGACATTCGGGAGACGTTCGATTCGTACACATTCGACAATCGTATAAAAAGATTTTGACTAAAAGTGATTTTTACGACAAATACAAATATTTATTAATATGGAGATAGATATTATAAAAAACAGTAAAACAAAATCACAAGCAGTTCGTTCTATATATGGATACGATAATGGGACATCAAGAAGAAAGTTTGAAAAACTTATTAAAGAAAATGAGATTGATATTTCACATTTAACTAAACAACCTTTTATCTATGAAAGAAAAATAAAAGATTGTCCTGTTTGCGGAAATAAATTTGAAACAATGGTTAATCATAAACGAGAAAAAACTACCTGTTCATACTCTTGTTCAAACACGTATTTTAGATCAGGAGAAAATAACCCAAATTATGGTAATTTGTCAGGGGAAAAAAATCATTACAGAAGAATCTGTTTTGAATACCATAAAAAAGAATGTGTTGTCTGCGGAGAAAATAAAATAGTTTCAGTACATCATTATGATGAAAACCATAATAACAACTCAATTGATAATTTAATACCTTTATGTCCGACACATCATCAGTACGTTCATTCAAGATATAAAGATGAGGTTATAGAAAAAATTGATGATTATAGAAATAAAATAAACAAATAAAAATAAGTGTTATGGAAAGTGACAAGTATGACAAACAGAACCCCTCGTAGCTTAGTCGGGAAAGCACCATACTTTTAATATGGGGAGAGTCGGATCGTAACCGGCCGGGGGGACAAAAAAAATTTAGTAAAAAAGAACGATAATTACCAAAAAATGGTTATCTTCGTTCCAAGAAACTAAAACACACTCTTAGCTCAGATGGTAGTAGCGGTAGTATTACAAACTACAGGTCACAGGTTCGATCCCTGTAGAGTGTACAAAGGGTACCAAAAGTCGTTCGGATACGGCAGCGAAACTGTAAATTTCGTCCTCACGGGAGTGGTTCGAGTCCACTGGGACCCACAATAAATGGACAAGTAGCTCAATTGGTAGAGCAATCGGCTGTTAACCGATAGGTTGTAGGATCGTACCCTTCCTTGTCCGCAATAAGTTCACGTAGCTCAATTGGTAGAGTGTTTGTCTGATACGCAAAAGGTAATGGGATCGTAACCCGTCGTGAACACAAAAAGGGGAGTAACTTGTGTGGGTGCCCTAACTACTGCAGGAGTACCACACTCTATGGAAGATAAACCTTGATGGAGATAGGGTCCGCCTGCTAAGCGAGACGTACCCGTAAGGGTATTTGGTTCGATTCCAATGTCTTCCTCGATTAAAATCCGGAAATTTTCCGGATAGGATGACTTTTTTTCCGGATAGACATCTACAATTGAATAATCTATTAGGAAAATTTCCGGATAGATATAAAACAACAACCCGTATGATCAGGGATCAAAGTTGGCTCATATCCGACTTGAGGTTGGTTCAAGTCCAACATACGGGACTTATATGGTGTATGTAGCTCAGTTGGTAGAGTGCCGTTCTGTGAAAGCGGAGGTCGTGGGATCGTGACCCATCATACACACAAAAGATGATAAGAAGCGTAGAATGACAGACGTGGAGAGACGTGTCGTAAGGGTACACACTAAGGATAGGTGTCCAATCTTAATTGTATTGATGTAATAACCCAACTCTCTAATGGTGTGTGAAGCTTTGATAGAAGTAGCGGGATTCCTGATAAAGTCATTCATCATCTTTTTTTGACATCCGAAGTCGGTCCCGAGCTAGGTCGGGCACTACTGCAAGACTAGTGTAATGGCTAACACGGATGATTCCAAACCATCAAATTTCTGTTCGACTCGGAAGTTTTGCGCAAATTTTTCAAAAAAAATACATTAGAGTTCGATTTTGTTAAAGTGTGTGATATTTATATATAAAGGGTATTATGTTTATATATAATTGTAAATTTTGTGGGGAAGTTGAAATCAAAAGTTCTAAGCACGCGGGATCTCACGTAACTAATTGTTTAAAAAACCCAAATAGAGGTAAGTCATTTGAAAAACTTAAAGTTGCTGGAAAAACTAATTCAATCGAAAAAAGAAACGATGCAATTATTAAATACAACAAAAACCCAAAAAAATGTAAGAATTGTGAATTACCAATATCTTACGACAAAAAAAATAATAACTACTGCGGACATTCTTGTAGTGCTTCATATACAAATAAAAATAGAAAAACAAAAAAATATCAATTATCTGAAAAGGGATTGGAAAGTTTAAAACTTTCAGCAGAGAAGAGAAGAAAAAAATTAATAGAATTTTATAAAAAAAATCCAGAAAAGAAAAAACAGATAATAAAAAATTTAATAGAAAAAAACACCAAAACAAGAGTTGAATTTATTTGTCCTGTTTGTGGTAAAATCTTAATGGTAACTGAAAATGAATTTAAAAAACGAAAATACTGTGGAGGTACTTGTAGAAATAAAATAAATAATAAACAAATTTTTGGTACAAGATCGAAAGCTGAAGTTTATTTGGAAGAAACTTTGAAAAACAAATTTCCAAATTTAATGATGATGTTTAATGATAGGGAACTATTAAATGGTAAAGAACTTGATGTTTATATCCCAAGTTTAAATTTAGCAATAGAATGGAATGGAATTTATCATTATAAAAAAATAAGGGATGATGAATCTTTTGAAAAAACCACAAATAAAGACAAACAAAAAATATCTGATTGTGTCAAATTGAATATTGAACTATATGTGGTTAAAGATTTAACAAGTGGTAAGAAATTTATTAAAGAAGAAACAGAAAAAATTATTAAATTTGTAAAACAAAAAATACAAGAGTAGTATAATGGTAAAACATTGGGGCCCGCGACCCCGAAGATACGACGTAGAGTTTGGTTCGATTCCCGTCTCTTGTGCAAAAAGGAACTATGGTGTAAGCATGGTGTGTCACGCTGGACTGAAAATCCAGAGGTTAGAGTTCGACTCTCTATGGTTCCGCAAACAAATAGAAATAATGAACAGAGTATTTAGAACGGTTAACGGTGAAACAATTCCTGATGTGGTAAAACATACCTTAGATGTTCTGAAAGAATGTCCCTGGGTGGAAGTACACATCGGTACAGACTCACAAAACCACAGAAGAAGTACCGTGTATGTTACGGTAATAGCTTATAGGTATGGGAATAGAGGTGTCCATTATATTCTTCACAAACAAAAAGTGAAAAAAATAAGAGATAAGTGGACACGTCTTTGGAATGAAGCCGATTATTCAATTGAGGTTGCCGAATGGTTAACCAAAAAAGTAAAGGTGCAAGTTGAGATTGACTTAGATTATAATAGTCAAGAAAAACATTTCAGTTCAAAATTGGTTCAACCAGTTGTTGGGTGGGCAACATCGTTGGGGTATAAAACAAACATTAAACCCGACAATCAAATTGCAACAAAGGCGGCAGATCACCACTGCCGTTAATATAAGGACCTATGGCCGAGAGATTTAGGTGCCGGTCTGCAAAACCGGTTAGATTGGTTTGATTCCAATTAGGTCCTCAATAAAATGCCTTCGTGGTGGAATGGTAGACACATCCGGCTTAGACCCGGATTCCGAAAGGAGTGAGAGTTCGAGTCTCTCCGAAGGTACAAAAAAGATTAATCCGTTATATGTTGTGAAACATTTGACGGATTTTTTTATATATTGATATATTTATATATAAAATAAAAAATTATGAGAAAAATTATTAAATTAACAGAATCAGATTTAACAAGGATTGTTAAACGTGTAATGAATGAAGGTGGGTACGCATCTATTGAAAAAGAAATGAAAACAAGCAGAATGGCATCTAAAGGGGTTACAGGTCTTTTTGGAATGATTGGTAAACTAATGATTGGGTTTGGTAAATTGAAAACAATGTTAAAAGGAGATTCATTTGAACATGCACAATATGAAATTGCTAGTGAATTAATGGATGATTGTTTAGATCTTAGAGAAACTTTGAGTATTTTAAAACAATTGGTTTCTTCATTTGAAAAAAGAGATATGAAATTACACAAAAGTGATTTTGAAGATTATGGTATTGATCTTGAATTTTTGTTAAATAGTTTAGAAAAAATCTACGATAAAGTTAGAGAGTTAGAAGAAATGGCTGAAGACGACGCAACAATAAAAAATCTTGGAGTGTTAGAAAGATCGTTGGATAAAATAGTAGATTTACTTGATAGTATTGAAGACTAAAATAAAATATTATGAATAGAAGTTTCAGTAAAATAAGACACATCCAAGAATCCAATCTTAGATTAGAAAAAAGACTATTAAAAGAAGAGACTGATGAATTAAAAGATGATAAGTTGCAACAGATTATTGACATGGACCAAGAGTTTGATAACGACCCAACCTATAAAAGATACGAAAAGGTTTATACCAATAATAAATTAATGGGTATGATGAAAACTAGAATGGGTATGAGTTTAGATGATATGGATGAAGACCAACTACTATCAATGCTCAAAACGGTTACATCGATGATGGGTGGTCGTGAAAAGAAAGAAAAACCTGAAATGACTCGTGAAATGATACTTAATCGTAAAGAAAGTATAATGGATATTGTAAGTCAGATAGAAGAAATGGCCGTTGAGGACAATGAGTTTGAATTGGCATCAAAATTAAGGGATTATAATAATTTACTACAAAATTATAATTAATAAAATAAAAACAAAATTATGAATAGATTAACAGAAAGAGACTTGTCAAGAATTGTTAGACAAGTTATTAAAGAAGACAAAGATAAAAAAACTATGAATGACATACCTGATAGTTTTTTTAAAAGTTTTTTATCAAAAACTAGTGATATAATGACAAGTGAGGAGTTTTCTGAAATTGAAGATATTTTAGGAAAGAGAGTTGGTGCTAATGGTCAAGGTATGGGAGATGTTTTTGAAAAAATATTCATAGAAGCAAGAACAAGAACAAGAAGAAGAGATTAATATGAAAAAAATAGTAAGACTAACAGAATCACAATTGATTAATGTGATTGAAAAAGTAATTAAAGAAGGGTCAATAGATAAATCAACAAAAGAAAAAGATCTTGATGTTAAAATGGAAAATATTAGAGATAAGATCAAAAATTTTATTAAATCAAAAGACTGTAAAGTAAAACAAGTTGGGACCGATTTTGAGATACATTGCGATGGAGAACATGTAGGACAAGTTATGTTTAGAAGAAATGCAATCACAATCAAAAAAGAAGGTAATAAATTCGGAAAAGATTTTAAATTCAACGAAATGGGTGAAATTAAATCCGAACTTTCAAAAATTATTAAATAAAACTTGACACTTTTAAAAAGTATCATATATTTATAACAAAACAAATAAAAACGCAAATGAAAAATTTACATATCATACTATTAGGCGGATTGGCGATAGCTGAGGATCGTTCCTTTAGGGAGGTGGTATGATAATTTAATACATAATAAATTTTGAAACCCATCTCCAAAAGAGGTGGGTTTTTTTGTTCTTTGAAATATTGGTGGAAAAAAGTTTAAAAAAGATTTGGCAGATCAAAATAGATTACATATCTTTGTAGAAATAAAAAACATATGGGGATTTATATCTATACTTACAAGAAAAAATTTGATAAAAACGCAACACTCAATGGTGAGAAGGTTGTTGTTGGAGTGGCGACATTTCTTTGCAAATCAACTATGGGTGGTAACTACACACCGGCTGAGAATCGTGAGATGAATAGAGCATGGAATCTTACAAAGGATTTCCAACCTGAGTATATCACGTTTGATGGTGAGAACGTATACAAAAACAACAAGTTCGGTATGTGGAATGATGGTTCAGGTTTTTATGGTGGTATTAATCACGAAAATGATTTTGTTGGGGTATTAAAAAAAATAGGTAGAAAATATGTTGTAAAAAATCTTACAAAAGTTTTGGCAAATTAAAAGAGATTACATATCTTTGTAAGACAAATAAGGAAAAAAGGTTCTTTGAAATATTAAAAATATGTGGTTGTAAGAAACGGGAAACTCGTAAAGTGCATTAACCTGTTGACTCAAGATGGTGAAACGAGAGTTTGAGTCAACTACTAAACTACAAATGGTATATCGCAGGATAGAGCAGTGGTAGCTCGCAAGGCTCATAACCTTGAGGTCGGAGGTTCGAACCCTTCTCCTGCAACAACTAATAGCCAACCAAGCTTTACTACGATACGGGTAATACCTGTGGGTTAGGGGTGACGGTCAGGAGAGACTGACGATTACGCTGACGTACCGGTGGATGCTTATATCATCTATGCCCGTAGAGGAAAGTTTTAAACGTTGGTTCGAGTCCAACCGTCAGTACGGGAGTGTATACAGTAGAGTTCAACTTGAGAAGGATGTTAACACACTTAAAAGGGGGTAACAAGAGATCAGGTCGTTTAGTAGTTTTGACGAGAAAAACTGACGTTTTGTGGAGATAGTTTGTCGGACAAACTTACACCCGTGATGTTAGTAGGTTTGATCACCTCATTCACGTAAACAGTGACGAAACAAATCCCAACGAAGTAGTCACACTTTGCAGGTATCGTATAATGGTTATTACTCCAGACTTCCAATTTGGAGATGAGTGTTCGATTCATTCTACCTGCACGATGAGTAATATCCTATTGGTTATTTTTTTTAATATTTAACTAAAAGTTTTGGTTATAAACTGATTTTTAACTCATTTCCAGATATTTATATATATGAGATGGGATAAAAATAAAGAAGAAATTTTGAAGAAATTAATTTCAGATGGTAAAACATATAAAGAAATTAGTGAAATAATGGTTACCACATTTAGATCTATAACTAATAAATGTCTTAGGCTAGGTATTAAAAGTAAGAAAGTAGAATCTAATGAGATTGTTAATTGCAATAACTGCGGTAAAAGTTTTATATCATATAAAAGAGATAATAGAAAATTTTGTAATTATAGTTGCAGTGCTCAGTTTAATAATACCGGTAGAGTTTTATCCAATGAAACTAAAAATAAAATCACTGATGGTGTAAAAAAATATAATAAAGAAAATAACATTGAAAAAGAAAGGTCAAGTTGCTTGACTTGTGGTAAAAAAGTTAATAAACCACACAACATATATTGTTCTCGTGAATGTAAAGACAAATGCCCAATTTATAAAGAAAAATTGAGTAAAAATATGAGGGATAAATTTAAATTAAATCCTGAATTACATCCGAATAGGTTGTGTGCTGGAATTAAGGAGTCTTACCCCGAACAATTTTTTAGGGAGTTTTTAGAAAAAAATGGACTTGTAAAAAATTTAGATTTTATACAACAATATAAAATTAGTTTATATTACGTTGATTTCTTTTTTCCGAAATTGAATCTATGTGTTGAAATTGATGGTGAAAGATTTCACGATGAGAAAAATGTTAAGGAAATTTTAAGAGAAAAGTACATAAAAGAAAAATACGAACTTAAAAGATATAAAGTTAAAATTTTACTAAAAAAAGAATATGAAAATGATATTTTATATATCATTAATAATGTAAAAAAAGATTTGGTAGATTGAAATAAAATACCTATCTTTGTATTACAAATAAACCTTACAGAAGTCCGAATAGCGCGGATGAAAGGAACCTTGGCTCTCATAGGATCGCAACCTTTACGGAGAGTTTGAATGTCCCAAAGTACTCTGTTTAGGACCCTGCTCTGATGTGCACGTCAACAGGTGATGGGGAACAAACCATCAGTAAAATCCGTAAAAACGTTTTATTTTTTATGGGCCTGATGCCGACGGCAGGCTGACTGATTTGCGATCAGATCATTTGGGTTCGATTCCCACAGTGTCCACAAAAAAAGTTTGAAAAAGATTTGGCAGATTGAAATAGATTACATATCTTTGTAGAACAAAAATAAAGAACTATGACAAACACAGAGACAATTAAAACCGTAGGTTTAAAAATTACAAAAATTGAAGGATACGATTATTGTTTGACAGGGTACCCAAACAAAAACACAATCCGTAATTGGGAAGATGCGTATGAGTTTGAAAGTTTTGTACAAGATGTTTTAAAGATTGAAGGTGAGTTTGATTCTGAAAGTGGTCAGTTCTACGTGTACTTCAAAACTAAACAAAAGGCAACTGCCGCTTTGAATAAGATTGAAAAACATTTCAAAAAAGTTGGTGAAATGTTAGGTTTGTAAGAGTTAATCGCCCGTTGGACAAGTGATTGAAGTCGCTTCCCTTTCACGGAAGAGATCATGGGTTTGAATCCCATACGGGTGACAATGAGTGAGAGATACTCAAGATGTTTTTAAGTTCATACAAAACTTAACGGAGCTGGTACTATCCACGTTAAGGGGTACTCTTTGGGAATCAGGCTGGAAGATCCTCCTCGCCCCCAAGTAAGGGTTGACTTTTAAGTGGTAAGACACGTTGGGTTTTCAAATAGAAAAACTGTGAATATCTACTCACCATTAATCTCAGGTGGGGAAACTTTGGTCCATTGGTGAAATATTATCATATCTGACTGTCTATCAGAAGTCCTCGGAGAGTAACCGGGATGAACCGCACAAAGTGTTCTTTTAAAATATTGATAGTGGTTTTCCCCACCTCAACGGATGTCGACAATCCAGAGTGGATCAGGAATTCATCACCCTTTCTGCCGGGGCCCTGATAAAAGTCAGAAGAAGCAGTTAAGATTGGAGCGAGAAGGGTACTCCATCACTATCAAAATATTTAGTCAGGTGGCGGAATGGTAGACGCTAAGAAAGAGATGAACTTTGTATCTAAGTGTAAACACATGATGATACGCTAAAGCATAATCTCATACAGGTTCGAGTCCTGTCCTGACTACGTGGGAAAGATCTATCCCGAAAACAGAACATGGATCACAAACACGTAAACCTAAGTACCTGTACAGCGGTGAGTAACGGGCTAAGTTATATACAATTCCTCGGAGCTGGGAGTAGAATGCTTAGGAGCGTGTTTTTAAAATATAAAAAACTATGACACCATTATTGTTTCTATTATTTATTATGTTTATCTTTTTAGTAAGAAAACGAAGATAAAATTATTGGTTGGTCAGGAGTGTAATGAGGCACGGTGCCGAGTCCCCAAGACCAATAGTCCCAGACACTTGTGGGTTCTATGGAGTCGTAAGGTTGCTCATTGTGGGTTCGACTCCCACCCTGACAACACTTGACATTATTAAATTAATGCCTTATTATTATACAAAACCGGGTAGCTCAGCTGGTAGAGCAATCCTTTTTAAACAGGACGTGTCATTGGTTCAATCCCTTTCCCGGTTTTTTTATTTATAAAATTAAAATATTATGAAAAAGTTTCTTTTATTGGTTTTGTCTTATGTTCTGTCATTCAGTATTGTTTGGATTGGTTTGGGGTTGTTCAAATACTATTTGGAATCAGAATCATCAATCGGAACTTTTTTAATTGGATTAGTTGGTTTTTTCGTTGCCATTAATCCCGCGATGGATGTTTGGGAAAAATTATTCAAACGCTGGTTTAAAATCAAAGAATAATAATTTAATAGTATGATCCACTCAAGAGGAGTGTTGGAACGGAGTTTGTTAATCTATTTATTAAAAAAAACATTATGGAAGTAATTATCGCATGTTTAGTACCGATCGCGTTGATAGGTATTATGGTAGTATCTTATTTGACCTACAAGGGGAGATAAAAAAAGGGACCGAAGTCCCTTTATGTTATTTGATATCTGTTGACTCTATTAGAGTATATGAAAACTTGTTTCCGTGAATTTTAGATGCCTTCTTACATAAAGACATAAACACATCAAAGTCTTTTACTCTTTTAAATACTTGACAACCCTCACTCCAATTTTCAACCCAAGTTGAGTCTTGACCTGCTTTGTGAATGTTAATACCAAACATACCCGTATCTTTAAGTATTTCATCAAAAGTAAGATCTTTATTACCGTCTCTCCAAACAGTCACATTACCTAATCTTTGACAAAGAGCGTCATACTTACCTTGATGTTTATCAATCGCCCATACACTTCTGTACTGACCCGGTACTAATCTAGCAACCCCCTTTTTGTTATGGAATTGTTGAACCCCTTTTTTACCAGGATCGGTGGTTGCCATCCAACAATAGAATTGTTCTACACCTTTCTCATCTTTAAATGTTAATGTAAGACAATCGTCAAACACATTTGTTACTTTTTTTGCAACTGACGGTGAGTTATTTCTTACCCCTACGATATTCACATCGTAACCTTTGTTTGCGGTATCTTCAAACCATTTATATCCTTTGGATTTAACTGACGTTTCAATTTGTTCTTTTGTATAACACATAATAATTAATTTTACTATAAATATTATCTATTTTGAAAAGTAAAACATATTTATTAAGTAAAGATTATATATGTCTAGTTGGGTTGAGTTAGGTGTTGATTATACAAAAAATAAAACACAATTAGACGATGATGTGATAAATAATGTTATGATTCATGTGTCATCGATAGGTGGAGTTTTAACTAACCACTTAGAACATTAAATTATAGACTTAATAACATATCTATTAACTCCTGTTGAGGGAACATATCCACCTTACCACGAATAACGTTTGTGTGTGAATACATACCTGGTGTTGAGTTGGCTTTTGCTAAATCTAAAACATCAAATCCGTCAGCCCCTTTTTCTTTTACCCATTGGACTAACCCAACTCTTGGATCTATGTTATATTTATTAGCACAATATAAAATCCAATTTCTTAATACTCTAATTTGTTCGTCTGAGTAACGGTGCCAAAATTGAAAACCTCTAAACGGTTTTGCTAATTTTACGATTTGTGATGGATCTGCTGGTGTATTTACATATGTCTTACCATTTACAATCTGACCCATATTACATACTTCGATAGCCACAGAATTTCTGTGCATTACTGAGTTACCTGTACCGGTGTGCCATCCATATCCTCCTTCAGGAAAACATTGGATTAACTCACCATCAAATTTTATATCTCCATTTTTAACCGATTGACCACCTAATATAAATTCTGTAGCGACATTACCTCTATTATCTCTTGCCCACATATCAGCGACTTGATATGGGTTTTCCCATCCTGCCGTGTGGTGTAAAAATATCCATTGTTTTTTAACTGGACCTTTAAAGTACGTGTCTTCAGGCATGTAATGTTTAATAATTTGTAATGCGGATTGTACTTCACTATTTTCAGCATTATCTGTATTTAAAATTCCCATAACCAACCACGTATTTTTTCCTACAACACCATCTACTGTTAACCCCGATTTCTTTTGAAACGATTTAACCGCAGTTTCAGTTTTTGATCCAAAGTCACCATCAACCGTGATTTTTAAAAATTCTTGTAAGGTTCTTACGGATTCCCCTTTACTCCCTTTTTTTAATACTTCCATAATAATAAGTTTTTATATAATTATCTATTATTTTAAAATTTTATAAAGAGTCAATATTTATTAATAAATAAACTTTTAAATTTTCAATTATGAAACTTACAAAAGAACAAGTATTAGGGATCGTTAGACACACATTAACATTTGTTGGTGGTATTGTTGTAATGAAAGGTCTTGTTGATGAGACGGTCGTTACTGAAATCATCGGTGGTGTTATGACGTTAGTCGGAACTATTTGGTCAGTTATTAACAAAAAATAATTTTGTTAAATTAATACTTAACCCCCATAAATAGTGGGGGTTTTTTAATTTATAATATATTTATTAATTAGTATGGAAAATTATGTAGGAATAGTGATCGCATTTATAACAGGTGTGATAGGACCAATCTTGGTTCTTTATATAAAGAGTAAGTTGGAGAAGAAGGAGAAACCTGATATGGTTAAGGAAACTTTAAGGGTTTCGGAGTTGGTTACAAACAAAATAGAACATATAAAAGAAGAGTTTAATGCCGATAGAGTTTGGATAACTCAGTTTCACAACGGAGGAAATTTTTATCCAACAGGTAAATCAATGGCAAAGTTTTCAATCATGTATGAAACGGTACATCCAGGTGTTCAATCAGTACAAAGTAACTTTCACAATATACCCGTTAATTTATTTTCAAAATCAATCAACCAACTATTAAGTAACGACGTTATAGAAATACCGGACTATAAAGACGAGACAATTGCGACTTATGGTTTAAAATATATTGCAGAAGATACTGGATGTAAATCAGGTTATTTATTTGCTATTAAAACTATTGATGATAGATTTATTGGGACTTTAGGTGTTGAATATACAAAAAGAAAAACGAAATTAAATATTGAATCAATAAATCATTTATTAGTACACGCAACATCACTTGGTGGTGTTTTAATGACTCACTTACAACAATGAGACAACAAATTATAGAATCACTTATTGGTAGAATTACAAACCGGTTAATCAACGAAAGAAAGTCAGATGAGTTATCAATAAAACTTTCCCGAATGGTTATCAAGCAATTTAAAAAAGATGAGGACTTTGAGTTGTATGATTTAAGATTTGACAGGGGAGATGAGTATGCGGTCTTTGATTTCAAGTGTTATTTTTTGGAGGATATTGATTTGGACGATCCATTCTCAATACATGCTGAAGCAGATATGGAAGAGATATATATGGAGATTACATTCAACCCACAACATTTTCCTGAGAGTATGAGTGATTTGGTTGCTGAAGTGAAAGAAACCATTGAACACGAGTTAGAACACGTTGAGCAACAAAATTTTGAGGATATGGAATTTGAACGTGAAGATGATATTGAGGACGATGAAGAATACAATTTTAAATACCTGACATCTAACATAGAAATACCGGCATATGTAAGAGGGTTAATCAAAAGAGCCAACACCAAAAAAATATCATTATCTGATGCTATGGAAGAATGGTTTAAAGAAAACAAAAGAAATTTTAAAGAGTCTAAAAAAGATTGGCCAAGAGTTAAAAAAGTTTGGATGAAATATGCTTCTGAAATGAGAGGAAAAGAAAAAATCAAAAAATTTAAATAATATTTGTTTATTCAAAAAAGGTTTTATATATTTGTTATAATAAAAAAAATCATATGACAAAGTTTAAAAAATGGGTAAGACGCAAAATCAAAAGGTTAAAGGTTAAATACCTTATTTGGTGTAGAGGATATAAGTGGTTTAAAACTCCTGAAGATATTACGGGGTATGAAAACATCACAACCGCAATCATTAGAAAAATGATTAATCACCCCGATTCTAAATTTACAATTGCACCACTTTCCGGTAAAAGATACATTGTAAATAAAACGTTAGACATATTTGTTATAATGGAAGACAGTAAAATAGAAATTACTAACCACGTCTATCACTATGTCTCTACTTTAGGACAAAGAGACGTTGAAAAAATTACAAAACTTTATGACACGAAAGTTGAAGATCAAAGAATCAGCTATGAATATCAAATCAAGTCTCAAATATCAAACACCTTACAATCAATTTATGACAAAATATCCAAATAATCTTCCGGTAATTAATACACCAAAGGGTGTTGGGCAAATTGAAAATCTTTACGTGTCTGAACTTGGATTTTTGATGGTAAGGGTTTATTTTGATAACGGCACGTACACAACCTATAATATGGGAAAACACGATATTCAAAACAACCTGATCACCAACCAATTATTTGAAGATGAAAGTAGAACTTTTGATTGATAACGAGATCATTGAGGGAGTCGTTGAGATTGATGAAAGATTTTATGGTGGTAAAAAAGTAATTTATCAAGATAAAGAAAAAAGAATGTGTGTTATATCAATAAATTTAGTTACTATTGTATTATGAAGAAAATTATTTATATATTTGTTCTGTGGTTGGTAACGAGTTGTTCTAACTGGGAATATAAGGAATTTACATATTTAAGATGTAAAAAGTTGGATAAAGTTCACGTTCATTTGTATTATCACGAAACGTGTGAGTGGAATTGTTTGACTATGAGTGAAACCCACTCTATTGTTTTTGACACAGCAAATGTTAAATATAAAACAGATAAAAAAGGAAATATTAAACAAATAAAGATAATAAAATGAAGAAAGTATTTTTGGCGATTTTAATGGGTGTTATGGTAACATCTTGTACAGAAAACGAAAGAGTGAAGAGTTTTGGTGGAGAAGGAACTATCAACTTACCAAAAGGTCGTAAATTAGTGACCGTTACTTGGAAAGAAACTCAGGTTTGGTATTTGACACGTCAGATGGATTCTAACGATGTGGCACAGACATACCAATTCCACGAAGAATCATCTTGGGGTGTAATTGAAGGAACTTATAACATTGTAGAGACTAAATAATATGACAGAAAGAGAATTAATACTTTTAGGGTTTAAAAGTGAGGAAATGAGGGAACACGATGAAGACGAGTCTTATTACTACGTTCTTGATATCGTTGACGGATTAACCTTTATTACGACATCCAATGAGGAGATAAAGGAAGACAATTGGTATGTTGATTTTTTCAATACTGATCCACTTGTTAGATTTCACGATTTCGGAGAAGTTCAAGGACTGATAAACCAACTAACAAAAGCAATAGTAAAAAATGGAAAATAAAAGATTATTATACGATAGTTTGTCAAACCAACATAGATTAATTACTAATCAAATTGGTGATATAAAGGCAAAAAACTTTGAACTAACTGAGGAAGACAAGAAAGAAATCCAAAAGTTAGAAACAAGAATGATTGAGATAACGAACCAACTTAAAAGTTTGTTTTAAGATGAGAAGTATACCAACACACGATCCACAGACCGGAGAGCTTAATCCCTATTACGAAGAACTAACCGGTGAGAAAAATCCATTATCAAAAGATGTAGAAAATGAAAGTTTTGATATTCCAAGATTTGTCGGTAGAAAATTTAGGTATAATGGAAAATACGGGTTATCAACATGGACCGACACAGTTAAAAGGATATCATATAGACAAGGGATAGTATTTGATCCACCATTTGATTTAAAAGCAATAGGAATAGGTAAAAACTTTAAGGCGGAAAAATTAAACATTATAGGATATAACATTGAATTAGATGTAATCTCTTCAAGATCCGGACAAGTTTATGAGTTTGATAAGTGTGTATTTATTAACGATTAAAATATGGAAAAAAGAAGTACACACTACGGAGACGTATCAAAATGGATTAAAAAAATAATTGATTCTTGCGAGACGTATCAACAGACATTTACTGCTAAAAAATTGATTAGTAATTTTGCAAAACAATTAAGGACTAAATCTTCAGATAAATACTGGAACAGTTATCAATACACAGTTATTGACCCACTTAAAGAGAGGGTAGAAAATAAAAGAAAAGAATTATCAAAATTATAAAAGAAAAGAAAATATGAACAACAACCCATTTGATCCAAATATGTTTAAAAATTTGGAAAACGTAATGAAAGGTTTTCAACAACCACAAAACAATAACGGATTTTTTAATTTTAATAAGATTAAAAAATATTTAATAACATTTATTGTTTCAATATTTGTGTCAGGATTTGCGTTAGGATTGGCGATTGGATTATTATTTTAAACGATGTTAGATAATATAGTAGAATATTACCAAGACGAGGAGATCTTAAAGGCTGATGGGTTTGATGATGCGGTTATTGGTATTGAAGGTGGTACTATGAGACTAATATATTCTGTACGAATGTGTATTGAAATATTGGTATTGGATGGTATGGATATGGTTGATGCTATAGAACATTTTGATTATAATGTTAGAGGATCATATGTGGGCGAAAAAACACCAATATGGTGCGATGATATGTTTGAAATTTAATATGAAAAAAAATGAAAAAAGAAAAAGTAATTGAGGTGAATTTAGGGGTTGGAATGAATATGTTATTCCCCGAAACAGTAAAGATCGTTATTGAAGACGATACAGATTATGAAAAACTTAAAAAATCTTATGAAAGATATCTTGAGTTTTGTAAAACATTGGAAGAACCAGATTATGATTATTTGATGGACGACCCAAACGAGCATAAAGTAAGAGAATTTACATTGGAAGAATTTATTGAAATCATTGAAAAAGATAAAAAGTTTCAAGAAAAATTTGCATCTAAAAAATCAAGTAAGGTTAAACCTGAAATAGAAATTGAGAAAGAATAATATATGTCATTTTACAGAATTAAAATAGAAGAAAAAAATAACGGAGAAAAACGTTATATACCACAAGTTGGGACACCTAAGTTGAGAACGGGTAGAACCATTTGGTTGTACACCAATTGGGAAAATATACTTACACATCACAATCGTTATATAGCATTAAATGGTATGACAGAATCACATAATACCGAAGAAGGAGCTCTTAATGTGATTGAAGGGTTTAAAAAAAGTATTTTAGAAGAGGAGGGTAATAAAGTTAAATCCACAACTTATAAAACAATTGACTGATGAAAAAAGTTTATATATTTTTTTGGTGGTTACGGAATTATCCAGAAATAGTTTGGATGAAAATTAAATCAAAATTTAAAAGATGACGGAAGAAGAAAAGGATATTAGAATAAAAGAACTTGAGGAATTTCTTGAAGATGTTATTGAACATCCTTATATGTACGGATCACCAATATGGGAAGAAGGTTGTAAATTACTAAACAAAGATGAAGATGACGAATAAAATGAAAGAGTTTCTTGATAAAGTGGATAAAATTTGTTATGAATATCGTTATGAAATAAAACCCACCCATCCTGTTCCAGATGATGAATATCCCACTTTAACAATTATAGGTGATGGTGAAACGGTAAAGTTAACATACATTGACGGAGAGGGAATTGGTATTAAATAACAAAATCAAATCAATTGGAACATTATGAATAAAGCCGATAAATATTATATCCAAAATCTATCAAATATTATGTCAGATGGATCTTGGGATGAAAATCCAAGACCAAAATATCCTGATGGAATACCGGCAAATTCAAAATTTATTACAGGAGTTTTTGAAGAGTATGACATATCAAAAGAAGAATTTCCAATTCCAACATTAAGAAATACTGCAATTAAAACCGGTATTAAAGAAATTTTATGGATATATCAAAAACAAACTTCATCATTGAGTGTGGCTCGTGAAATGGGTATTAACTGGTGGGAAGAATGGAATATTGGTGATGATACAATCGGACAAAGATATGGCGCAACAATCGGAAGATACAATCTAATTGATAGATTATTGGTGGGATTAATTGATGATCCGTTTGGTAGAAGACATATCATCAATATGTTTCAGTATCACGATTTATTTGAAACAAAAGGTTTATTTCCTTGTGCGTACGAAATACTATTCTCGGTAAGAAGAAATAATGGAGAATTAACTCTTGATATGACACTTATCCAACGTAGCAACGATTTTATTACTGCCGGCTATATTAACAAAATTCAATATACGGCACTTTTAATGATGGTTGCGGGACATTGTGGTTATAAAGTTGGTAAGTTTTGTCATTTGGTTCAGAATCTACATATATACGATAGACATTTTGATGGTGTTTCAGAACTATTAAACAAGGAACCATTAGACATACAACCAAAGTTAATTTTAAAAGAAAATAAAAACTTCTACGACTACACAATTGATGATTTTGAGATTACCGGAATTGACAGTATAACTAAAATAAATTCAAAATTAGAGTTGGCAATTTAGTATTTACACCGATTCCCGTAGGGGTTTACCCCCATTTTAACTAAAAATACTTTTCAAATCAAAATAAATTGTTTAAGTTTGTATAAGAAATTAAAAAATAAAAAAAATATGAAAACAGCAGTAGAATGGTTGGTTGAGCAGTTGAATTTACATGAATATGAAGATGTAATTGAACAAGCCAAAGAAATGTTTGAAGATCAGATAATGGAGGCTTTTAATGATGGAGTAAATGATGAATGTATAGGAGGGAATAAAACTCCTGAACAATACTACAAAGAAACCTTTAAATCAGAATAGAATCAAAATAGTCAGGTGGCGGAATGGTAGACGCACTAGAAGAAACACTTGGTAGATTCCAAAACTGTTTAATTCAGTTATGTACTTGGAATTGTACGGAATACAGGTTCGAGTCCTGTCCTGACTACAAAAATTAAAAAAGTAGAATATGAAAACAGAAGAATTAGTAAAAAAATGTCAGGACAGAATGAAGTCCATAAGAGATAAAATTGAAACTAAAAGAAAATCTAAAAAAGTGTACAGTGAGGAAGAAGTGTTAGAATTTGCTAATTGGTTAAAACAATCATTAACTGCTAAACAATTCTATTCTACTGATACAGAATATTTACTTGAACAATTTAAAAAGAAGTAGTATGGAAGGAAAATACCTAATAACAACAGAAAAATACTTTACAGCACCAGATGGATTATCCTATCAAGCGGTTTGGGGTGATGTTAAAATCGTGGAAGACGCAATCCTTGGAGTTAAAACCAACAGGAATAGTGCCAACTGGTATGCGGTTGTTGGTGGAAATGGTAAAGAAATTATAATTGCGGGATGTCAGATCTTTTATGCGATTAAATGTGAAGAGAAACCAAACACCGGTAGAGTAATGGAATGGCACAGTTCAGACAACGGAAGTGTTGTTGAGAATGAAAGACCAACTAAAATTTATATTGCCCAATAATATGATACACCAAATAAAAACCTTTGATGATAAGACCCTTGTGGAACTGAAAATTATTGATCACGGAACAGAATTTTATACTTCAAACGAACTTTCCGTTCTTAAACAAAAAATTATGGATGCAAACCAAGAACACGGTTTACAATTTGAGAATGACTTCTCATATTTAAATGGAATTAAAGAAGAAACAATAAACGATAAATTCACTGAGATAAGTGAAAAATGGGGATTAACTTACGAAAAGGTTTAACTATGAAAGAACTATCAAATAGACATAAAAACGCACTTAAAAACACATTTCCTGACCTTGAAATTCAAAAGGAAGTTGAACCACAAACACAACTTGATGAACTAAACGACTATTTGAGGTTATTAGCCGATATGGATAATATTGGTATTAGAAGAAAACTTTTTCTTCTTGAGGGATATATGAATAAAGTTATAAATAAATTAAAAAATAAATAAAATGAACAGAAGACAAAGAGAACGATTAGAGGAGCTAGGAAGGGCATTTCACGACGCAGTTGAAAGTATTATTAACCTAGAAGAATCTATCCTGGTTGAAGAACCCGCACTTAAAGCATATGATAGAGAAGAAGATTGCAGACCAATGCCTGTTGTAGACATGAATGATAAATTAGCTCAATATGATGTAACCATTAAACACGTACATAATGGGTTTATTGTTAGTGTTGGTTGTCAAACATTTGTATTTGAATCATTTGATAAATTGGCAAAGTATATGGCAATATATTATGATAATCCAAGTGAGGTTGAGGATAAACACCGAAAAGGAACATTCATTATTTAAATAAAATTAAAAAATAAATAAAATGAAACTAGGAGAATTTATAGAAAAATTTAGTCATAATAATTTGATTAGATTACATTACAAGATAAAAGGTGGAAACCGACTTGTTTTAGAAGATTGGAATGATGTATCAATGGACTGGGAAGTTAATAAAGCAAAAGGAAAATTTAGACATTATGTAAACAATGAAGTTTTGGGGTTAGCATCAATACTTCTTTATGGTACTAAAGGTCAATCCTACCCAGAAGCAATTAACATCGTAATTGAAGAATTGGGAAATCAACCTATGATTGATGAGGTTGAAGACGATATAACAAATATGTGTGAATCAGTAGAGTAATATGAAAAAACTATTCAAATTTTTAGGTTGGTTAGAACAACAAAGAATAAACGCGATGTCACAATCAAGTAGAGGGTGGGGATAAAAAGAATACACGTTAACCAACACAACGTCAGGTCCAATAAAACAAAGGACACAGATCTTCCAGTTATTACAATTAAGGAAGGTAAAACAAATACGTACTGCAATGAAGTTGAAATACTTGGACCGAGTATAATAAAGTATTGTGGTAGCGGAGATAAGAAACCATTATTAAGTTGTGGAGCAAGAGTGGTTATTGAAACAGAAAGTGAGATAAAAATAATAAGTTAATATGACAGATAAAGACATTTTAAAATACGGAGAAATACAATATCTTAAAGGTAGATTAGATGAATTATTCAAAGCATTACCAACGGTTTCCGATTTAAGTAGAAGTAGGAAATTAGACCAAAGAGTTGAAAAATATTTACACAAACTTAAAAATGTGGATGAGGTTGCGTATTACTCGTACCAAGTGGAATTACAATCAAGACATAAATCCAAAGATAGGTCCAAAAGAGAAATTAAAGATCTTTTAGATCAAATTTTAATTAATGAAAATATAATGAATGAAGATATTCTTGAAAGAATCAAACAACAAATTGATAAATATTAAAATAAAATTTGTATCTTTGTATTATGAAAATGAGAATCACATTTATTAGCGACACACATACTAAACACGATAAATTAAATGGTTTTTTACCTGGCGGTGATTTGTTACTGCACTCTGGAGATTTATCTAGTAGAGGTTATATCACTGAACTTGAAGCCTTCTTCAAATGGTATGATAAAATAGATAACTACGACACAAAGGCTTTCATATGTGGTAATCACGACTTTGGTTTTCAAGATGATGCTGAAAAAGTAAAAGGATTACTTACTGGTTATAAAACCATAGATTATCTACAAGATGATTGGATGGGTGTTGGTGAAGATATGGATAACATGGTTAAAATATGGGGTAGTCCTTGGCAACCTGAGTTTCATAATTGGGCATTCAATCTTCCTCGTGGTGAGAAATTAAAAGAGAAGTGGGATATGATACCTGCTGATGTTGATATATTGGTGACTCACGGACCACCTTTTGGTAAATTGGACTACATACCGTATGATGGAAAAAATGTTGGATGTGAAGAATTATTGTTAAAAGTCCAAGAAATCAAACCTAAAATCCACGTTTTTGGGCACATCCACGAAGGTTACGGATATGTGTTTGATGGAAATACCCACTACATCAATGCTGCGGTCTTAAACGGACGATATGAGTTCCGAAACAAACCAATAACTGTTGATTGGGATCCTGAAACAAATGAGTTGGAATTTGTTGATAATGCAGGTTAATTGATCTGCATTATTTCTATTACGTCAACACCAAACCCTTTATTCTTTAATGTGACCTCCTGTTCGTTAGGATATAAAATGTTATTCTTTATTGATTCGTAATTATCTATTAGTTGTTTTTGTGCTTTAACTTTTATCACATAACAATTATCACCATAACTACTACCCCTTAAAGATGTGTAGTGACTATCTAATAAATCTTTCTTATCCATCGCGAAGTGTGAACCTGGATATTGAGTATCAATTTCATCTTTACTACCGGCAAATAATATTCTGTAAAGTAATATTGTTTCAGGTAAATTATCGTAGAAATCTGTAATGTCGTTTAGTTCATATAACGCATCATCATTATCAAAACCCATCTCATATAAATAACCAAGTAAATTATCGGTGTTGTCCTCACTTAATCTTATATAACTCTCTTCTTTTAATATTTTTCTAATTAGTTCTTTCATAAAAATGCTTTAACAAGTGGTTCAAAAACTTTATCTAATATATAGTCAGGTAATCTTCTAAGTGGTGCAAGATAGTCATCATACATATCATCAAGCATATTACCATCTTCGTCAAATTCAAAAACCCTTACTTTTACAAATCCCTCACTAACAGAAGTAATAAATTCCTCATAGGTATAATTATCATCTGCATTATAACTATCAACAGGACCTAATGAAATATCATCTCCAAGTATTTCATAAAAATGTATATGACCATCAGGATCATTATCATTAACAAGTTCATTAATCAAATCTATTTTATGTTCGTTACTATCAAAGTAATTGGGTAATATCTCATTAAAAATATCAAAACCACCAATCATTTTTATTGTTTCCAGAACTCCAAGTTCAGGAATATAATCCATTATAGTTTGTTTTAAACTTTCTTCTTTTAATATTTTTTTAATCAGTCGCTTCATTTTGTTTCTAACTTATCTATAATTTTTTGAACATCATCTTTTTCCATTCTTCCGTAAAAGGTGGGTGCATTATTCATATTTATACCATTGATTTCTACTAAGGTAAGATAATTATCAGATCCTTTTTTTTCTAATTCGGGACAATCAAAATGAGCAATCTCAAAAGAACCTGATATTTCAAAACTATCTATTATATATGCGTTGAAGAAGTTTATTTCTTCTTCTGTTAGTTTAGACTCATCGTATTTAACATTTATATCTGCCCAACTGTTAGTTCTCCATTTGTTCCAATGTTCATTTATAATATCAAAATCTAAAGTTATACAAGGACAATTTTCAAGAGTATAATTAATATTAACTTTTCCGTTTGCACCTCCGATTCTTTTTAAAATATTTGGATTATCCTTGAATATGGTTTTTAAATTATCAACTCCTCCAACATATACTAACACAGAAAACAACCCATCTTCTTTAATCATATCATAAAGGCTTTGTTGAATGCTTTTTTTTAAACTTTCCTCTTTTAATATTTTTCTAATTATACTTTTCATATTACACGTAAATACCAAATAAAGTTTTTATTTCAATCCCGTGACGATCAAACAACCAATCTTTAAGTACCCGTTTTGCGCCATTCGGACTAAGTTTAAATCCATTAAATAAAAACATAGAAAGTTCATAGTCAACCTCAACTACCTTTAGATTAAAAGGTATATCTAAAAATGGTCTACCTTCATTATTAGAAAAATAAATGGAAGTCCTACCATAATGTCTTCTTAACCCCAGCGAATCAATAAATTCCATTGGATCATTGTTAAACGCAAGTTTTGCCAAATCTTTAGGACCATTAACTAAATCTGCAGCAAATTCCCACCCATCTTCTTTAACGGTTTGTTTTAAAGTTTGTTTTAGATTTTCTAGTTTTAAACTCTCTTCTTTTAATATTTTTCTAATCAGTTGTTTCATAATAATATTATAAATAGTTTGATTAAATAAAAAAATAAACATATCTTTGACTATGGAAAAAATGAAGCGGATATTGTTTGAAGAATTGGATTACCAAATACAAGGTGCGGACATATACAACACCAAAACGTCTAAATGGTTGATATTTACCGATAGTAAAAAATGGGTTTTAGAATATACAAACTCAAATACTCTTTGGTATAATTATACGTTTTTTAACAACACTCTTATTTTTTTTGGTATGGATTGTGCCGATGCCGATTCAAAAGATATGATTAAAGAATGGTTTGAATCAAGATTTTTAGAAAAAAATATTGCTCATGTTGCTGCTGGAACATCTTATATACCGTACTCAATAGTTGAAAACGTAGTTCAAAATGGGGTGAAGCACACCTACAAAAAGAAAATTACGCGATTAAATGAAGTTGAAGATACCATTCAAAATGGAGTTAAATTAACGTTGGATTTATACAATCGGCGTGAATTTGAGGTTGAAGACACAGTTCAAAATGGGGTGAAATTAACTGAATTATACAAAGGAGTTAGACCATCCGCAGTTGAAGATACCATTAAAAATGGTGTTAAAACTATGATGTCAGGAAGTGAGTGGTATCATAAAGATGAAGTTGAAGAGATTATTCAAAAGGGTGTAAAGGAGACTATTGGAACACTACGACGAACTAAACTTGGGGTCGATGATATTATTAAAAATGGAGTAAAAGACACAGGTGCTAGACATCTTCGTATAAATCGTAAAGTTGATGATGCTATTGAAAATGGTGTTAAAGAAGTTAAAACACCCGGTGATGGGGACATTGAATCTACAATGGATTTTATGAACGAAAATAATACATTGGATGTCCAAAAATTACTTGATGATGTAATTGAAAATGGTGTTAAAGAAGTTAAACATAGGTTGATAGAAAGTTATGAACAAAAAGATCATCAAGTAACCACATTAGAAATATCACAGAATATTAAAAACGCAATTGAAAACGGAGTAAAAGAATAAAAAAATTATTATATTTGCATTATGGAAAAAATATTATACTGTGTTAGAGGGGTTGCAGGATCAGGAAAATCAACATTTGCTAAAACATTAGGTGGGAGACACTACGAAGCTGATATGTTTTTTATTGATCCAATTTCGGGAGAATATAAATTTGACGGATCCAAAATTAAACTAGCACACGAATGGTGTCAAAACCGAGTAGAGGGGGATATGATATTAAATATGGATAAAATTGTTGTTTCAAACACCTTCACACAGTTCTGGGAAATGGAACCATACTTTGAACTTGCAAAGAAGTATGGGTATAAAACTTTCAGTATTGTTGTGGAAAACAGACACGGAGGTGTAAACCAACACGGAGTACCTGAAGAAAAAGTAGAGCAAATGCGTAATCGTTTTGAAATAAAATTATGAGTTTTAAAAAATTATTAACAACAGGAAAAGTGTGGATTACAAGTGATAATCACTACGGGCACAAAAACATTTGTCGTGGTGTAACAAACTGGCGAACACAAGATGGTGAAATACCTGTTGATTCAACAAGGGACTTTCAAACAATTGAACAGATGAACCAAAGACTTGTTGATGGTATTAACCACTTTGTTGGTCAAGATGATACTTTAATTATGTTGGGTGATGTTTCATTTGGAGGATTTGATAACATTGGTATTTTTCTTGAAAGACTGGTATGTCATAACATTCATTTAATACTTGGAAATCATGATACGCATATTGAGAGAGACCGCGATTTTGTTAGAGGAAGATTTTTAAGTGTTCAACACTACTTGGAAGCAAATATTGAAGGTCGTGACTTTGTATTATGTCATTATCCTTTACAAAGTTGGCACGGACTTAACAAAGGTGTGATCCACCTTCACGGGCACGTACATTTACCACCACACCGTAGATTTGGTAACGGAAAAAGGATGGATGTTGGTGTGGATGGAAACGGAATGGATCCATACAGTATTTCTGAAATAATCAAAATTATGGATAAAATACCTGTTGGTTCTGATATGTCAGGTGATCACCATTTGGACGGGTTAGTTGGTGTTGTAGGTTAAATTACAACACCAATATATTTATTATTATGAAAATCATTATAACAGAAAGTCAATTAAAGTTAATCAAAGAAGCGGTAGGTGTGCCAGAAGGAATTATGGACGCAGCCGAAGAATTATATGAGGTAATCTCAAATCACCTTAAAACAATTGAAGATAGGGAAGATGAATATAAATTTGTGACGGATGATATTAATTTAACTATTTCTGATTTTAATTTAGAAAGGATGAATCTAACTGTTGGTACTCAAGTCTATGATGGTTATGATGGTGATCCGGTTATTGCATCAATGGGTGTTGGTAATAGTTTTCGTTTTGACGATTCAATCTTAATGCAAGTTAATTTTCAGGACAATGAGTTGGATATTATGGTTAATTACGTGGTATCTGAAGATTGGGAACCTGAAGAGTTATACGATACATTCACCAACGACGAAAACCACGTTATATCTGTTATGGCTCACGAATTAAAGCATAGGTTTGATAGATCAAAGAAAAGAACAAGTTTGGTTGGTAACTCCGCTCAATATCAAGCATTTTCTTCAGGAAGGTTAGATTTTGGTATTCCGGTAATCAGTGATTTTATGAGATATAGTTATTATATTCAATTAACAGAAAATTTGGTTAGACCAACGGAAGTTGCAACAAGAATGATAAAAAAGGGCATCACAAAAGAAAAATTTTATGATTTTATAATGAATGATGAGGCGATGGTTGAGTTAAAGAAAATACAAAATTTTTCATATGATTATTTGATTGAACAATTATATGAACAAATGGATAGAATTAATGCGTTAATTAGTTACGCAGGAGGCAATCCAAATGAAATGGGAGATCAAGAAAAAGTAGTAAAAATATTGGAATTGGTGTATATTAATATAGCAAACCTCAAAGTAGATATATTTGATGAGTATATTGACAACAATAATGACAGTTTTGAAAGTGCGATTAGTCGTTTGTTTGGTGGTAGTATTACCAGTAAAAGAAATGAAGAAAAAGATAATGTTAGACGAAAATTTGTTAACTTTGTATCAAAATACCAAAATAGAGAAATAGACTTCTTTAAAGACGAATGTGAAAGATTTAATTACGAAGCAACAAAACTTATGAAAAAAATATCCAAAATATACTCATTGATTCCTGATGAGAAAGAACAAACAAACGAATCTATATTAAATTGGGACCTACACCAAAAACTTATGGAAAAAAGATATGGTAAAAGACCAATAGAAACTTCCTATAAATACAAAAAATAATTTGTTTAATCAAATTTAATTTCCTACCTTTGTAAGGTGAAAAAACCCTGTAAAGAATGTCCCCACTTTATTCGTAATCGTCACAACGATACTATTGTTGATTTTGCCAACAGAACCGGTAAGAAACACAATTGTCATATGACAGAAGGAAAAAAAGATTTGTGGAATGTTAAAGATAAAAAATTAGAATGTTATGGATCAAGAAAAAATAACTAAATTTGGAACTTACGTGGAAACTGAAAGTGCAACAAAAATAACCGGTGATAAGATCACAAGGTTTGTTGAGAGATTGAAAAAAATTGGTATTGATGTAAAACTATCAGGAAACTTTCCTTGGGTTTATATTGATGAAATCTGTGGTAAAAGAGTAACTGAAAAGTTTGAGGCAAATCACGGATTTACTTTAATATTTCTTCCAGGAAGAAACGATAGTCCACCATCTGAATTTACGGATATTACAGAGATATTCAAACTTATACGAAAGTATTCAAGAGAAGCAAGATTGATTCAAATGATGAAAGATGATGAAGAAAATGGATTTTATGAAGAATTGTAAACTTTTTTTAGATGATGTGCGTTCACCAAAAGACGCAATAGGATTGGTTCCTGATAAACATAATAAGTTTTATTGGGAGAATGATTGGGATGTAGTAAGAAACTATGATGAGTTCGTACAATACTTAGAAGTTAATGGTGTTCCTGAGTTTGTATCGTTTGATCACGATCTTGGTGATACTGCAATGGATGAATATTTTAGAAATGTTGCAACCAAAGGAACTTTGGACTACGACAATATCAAAGAGAAAACCGGTTTTGACTGTGCAAAATTCCTTGTTGAATATTGTATGGACGAAAACCAACCATTACCAGAGTATTTAATTCATAGTGCAAATCCTGTTGGTAAAAAAAATATTGAATTATTTTTGGAAAACGCAAAAAAACATTTATCTTTGTGATATGAAACTAATTAAATTAACATCCCATAAAGACGATAGTTTCATTTACGTTAATATTAATGAAATTGGACATTTTTACGAAGTAAAGGAAAGTCAAATGTGGCATCAAGGAGAACCAACAACAAAAAAACATACTGTGGTTGGTGTAACAACACATAATAACGGAGGATTCAAAGTTAAAGAAACACCAGAAGAAATAATTGAAAAAATTAGAATGATACGTAATCTTTCACCAACATACATAATAATATGAACTTAGATAAACTAACAATGGACGAACTTATTTCACTACGAAATAAAATTGAATATAAAATAAATTCTTATGAAGATGGGTATTTGTATATCTGTTCTGTCCGTCAGTTCGGTAGTGTCTGGGAAGAAAGACCAAGTAATATATATGCTTTAAGAGAACTTTGTGATTCATATTATGGTGACAATGGTATTGTTGATGTCTATACCAACAATCCAAATTTAGAATTTCCTGAAATGGAGTTTGAAAACTATGGTGATGTTATGTTTATTAAATCTGAGGATGATTACAGAGAGTGGATTAAACACACTAAGGCTAAAAATCTTATTGAAGATGTAACACAACGACTTGATGAGTGGGATGAAAGTAAAAATTTACCATTTAAGTACCGTCCTTCTTTTGCTCCACATTGGACAAGAGAAGATGTTAGTGAATGGGTTACAGAGTTTGAAAGTAAGAAGTGGGATTTTACTGAACCAAGATCTATGAAGATAAATTATCTTGAAGACGACGTTGAATAATTAAAAAATAATTATTATATTTGTGATATGAAATATTTAGGAATTGGTTTGATTTATTTAGGGTTCTTTGGATTGATAGGAACCGCAATTTACTTTACAGGAAGTGGACACTGTCTTTGGGCTTTATTATTAACACCTAGTTTAAAAATGAATGACTGATGGAATTAGAAAAATTTGAACAAGCAAAAAAAGTTAAAGAAACCCTTGATAGGTTGGAAACACAAAAGTCTAAATTAGAATATGCACTCAAATCTTGTTCTTTGGGTGCAACAATAACATACTCAAGAGGTGGAGAATTCCGAAGTAAAGGTGAAGTTAATATTTATAACACAGGATCAATTAGGGAGATGTTAACTAAAGAACTTGAGAGATTGAAAGAAGAAATGGATTTAGTAAAAGAAGAATTTGAAAATATATAAAAATGGAAAATCAAAATAGCGTAGCATACGTAGGAATAATAGGTTCAGTATCTGAAATACCAGGTGCTGACAACATAGAATTAGTTACTGTTGGTGGATGGAACGCCATAACTAAAAAAGGCGAATATAAAGTTGATGACCTTGTTATTGTTGCGACTACTGATGCGGTAATACCACAAAAATTATCTGATGGGTTAGGTGTTACTTCTTATTTAAGGAAGGGACAAAGAGTACGTACTGTTAAACTTCGTGGTGTTTATAGTGAGTGTTTAATAATACCGATGACTTCCTTGTCAGGTAAAGGGGCTAAATACATACCTGGCACTGATTTAATGCAAACACTGGATATAACTAAATACGAACCTCCAGTTAAAACCGTACAGTTAAGTGTCGGTGGACGTAAAGTAAAATACCATCAAAATCCTAACTTCAAAGTTTACTACAAGTTTCCTAACCAAAAGAATGTACCGGATATGTTCAGTGAAGAAGATGAGGTTGTTATAACTCGTAAGTTACACGGAACAAATACCAGATATGGAATAGTTAGAAAGAAGAGACTATCATTGTGGGATCGTGTTAAAATGTTATTTGGAAATCAGTGGGCGGCATTTGAATACGTTTTGGGTAGCCATAATGTTGAGAAAGGATCTGATTCACAAGGTTTTTATGATACCAACGTATGGGAAGAAGTGGCTATAAAATACAACATACGTCAAAAATTGTGGGATCACGTAAAAGATACTTACGAACCATTTGACTTGAGTGAAGGTGTTGTTATATACGGTGAGATATATGGTGCTGGTATACAAAAAAATTATGATTACGGATTAACCGATATAAAATTTGCCGGATTTGATGTCCAAGTTGATGGGGCATACCAACCGTACATAAATGAAACTGTACATTTTGATTGTCTTCAATTACCACAAGTTGAGTTACTATACCAAGGTAATTGGTCCAAAGAGGAGCAAGATAAATATGTGTTTAATAACAACATAGAAGGCACCAAAGTACCACACGAAGGTGTTGTTGTTAAATCGGTATCAGGTAACCGAGGAAAGGTGTCAAAATGTATAAATCCTGACTACAGCATATTCAGTGAAAAAAATAACGTAGGTGACTCTCATTAACTTGATGGAGTCACTTTTTTTTATTAACTTTATAAAAAATTAAATTATGCCTTACATAAATGTAAAAGTGGATTTGGATGAGGTTTACGACCAAATGGGTACGTACGATAAACACGATATGGCTGAATGGTTGTACGAAGATGGAATATTAGACAAACACCCAAACTCTGAAATAAGAAAAATGGTTAGGGGTAACGAAGAATCAAATGGAGAAAAAGAGTTAAGAGATAACCTAAGTAAATTATGGAACTCCCATTACCAACTAACAAATGAAGAAGAATTATTAATAAAACAAATAGCAAATAGATTATGATACAACCAGCAAGGGAAATTATTTATGGGGTATGTGATAAAACAGGAAATTGTGATTCATACTTCGGATTCTTCAAAAGTTATGAAGATGCCCAAAAAGAAGTTAAAGTACAATCCGATAGATTAAAAGAGGATCTTGGATTGATGGAAATTGAAGTTAAAGAAGATCGTGCGGTCTTAATGAAAACGGATAGGGTAGAAACGGTAGTAATAATAATTCACAGTTATGTCCTTAGATAAAGAAAAAGACCCAATAGGGTTAAAGATCACAAAGTTTATAGTTGCAAACGTTTTTTGGTATTTGTTATTTTCTATAATTTATTGGAATATTGATTGTACTGAATGGTGGTTAGCTAAAGGTGCTTGGGGTAGATTTGTGCTTGTGGTATTAGAATTATTAATTTATGGAGGTATATTTTTAAATGGAAAAAAAAGTTGAAGTTTTAGTTAGATTTGCTAACGAAAGTGTTTATTATAGTAAAATACTAATAGATCCATTAAAAATAGAAGATCCAATGATTTTTATTGATGAGGTGTTCTTTACTATAGACGGTATTAGGGTAGCAATGAAAAAAGAAGATTGGAATACGTTAGAACAATGGAAAGAAACTGGAGAAGAGAATTAAAAGAAATATTAAAAAAAAATAATATGAGTGAAGAATATATTGAAGATACGGTAGAATATACTGATGACGAAAGAATGGATGAGCCTATTATCAGTACTATCGGTAAAATGCTTGTGGAGAAAGAAGTTGATAGTGATATTCCTTCTTGTTGGAGTAATTTAAAAAATAATGAATACGCCCCTGCGTACCCGACAGTACCAAAGGTTCCTGCTGGTGTTTATGAAATAGGGTGGAATGCTAGTCTATCAACATATACAGTTAAGAAACAACCATTCAAGACAGATGAGTTATACCACTTACCATCATATGAAATTACAGACATTTTAAAAGACATTGATAATTTTTGGGATAGGGCTGACAACTATAAGAAGTATAACTACATCCACAAAAGAGGGATTTTAATGTATGGTGAACCAGGTTGCGGTAAATCAGGTATCATCCAATTAATATCACAACAAATAATTGAAAAAGATGGTATTGTAATCAATGTTAAAGATGAAGAAGATGTTGAAAGGTTTACATCATTCATTGCAACATTCAGAAAAGTTGAACCTAAAAGACCATTAATTGTTTTATTAGAAGATATTGATTCACTTGCTGGTGAAGGTAGAAGTCAGACCGCAAGACTATTAAACATTTTAGATGGTGTAAAACAAATTGAGGGTGTTGTTTATATCGCAACAACAAACTACCCTGAAAAACTACAGGAACGTATTACAAACAGACCGTCTCGTTTTGATAGAAGATACAAAGTAGAACTACCAAATGAGGATATCAGAAGAGCTTACATCCAACATAAATTAAATGACGATGATTTAGATAATATCAATATTGAAGAATGGATTGAAAAAACTGAAGGAATGTCTTTGTCACATCTAAAGGAAGTTGTGATTTCGGTTATTGTTATGGGTAGAACGTTTGAGGAAACGATTGACAACCTTGAAGGATTGAAGACCGCACCAAGAATTAAAGGATCAAATAGTATGGGGTTTGGAAAATAAAATTATGAAAACATATAAAAAAGTTACTTGGGAATGTTTAAGTTGTAATAAACAACACGAATCACAATCTAATAAAAGATGGGATATGCAAGTTTGTGAATGTGGTAAAAGTGGTTATGACTTGGAGGAGTATTACTCAAGAACAATGGGGGAAATAAAGATAATAAAAGAAGAAGTGTTTGAAAAATGAGACATCACGCAAATTTTTATACAAACAGATTGGTTAAGGAATGGTTAAAGAACGGTAAGATAATAATTGCTTGTGATCTTGACGACACCATCATACCTTACAACGAAGAAATCAAAGAGAATTGTAAAAAAATGGTTAATTTGATTTTGGACTGTCAAAAAGAAGGTATTATATTTTTGGTAAACACCGCAAGAAGCGAACACCAATTAGAGAAAGCAAAACAACAAGTTGAAGAACTTGGTATTGTTGTTCACGGAGTAAATGAAATGCACCCTGAATGGGATAAACCTTACGGTATTAATGGAAAGTTATATGCCAATATATTCCTTGATGATAGGGGAGGTTTTTGGGACACGTATTGGACTTTATCAAATGCTTTAAGTATTGTTAGACACCAAAGAAAAGATGGGAGTAAGGATGAATGATAATCATAGAACCGATCAGGAGTTTGAAAACTTTTTAAACACAATCAGTGGAGTTACGATTTCACACAAACCACATTTGGGACCAATTACAGAAAGAAGATATTTTGGTGTTGGTAATGGATGGTTGGGAATTGTTCAGAGATTATTTGAAACGCTGATTGATCTTGGTTGGGATAAGAGTTTCATCAATGTTAAAGAAAAGTTTGGCGGTATGAGTATTTTTATTGACAACATACCTGAAAATGGGTTTAATTTTATAATAGAAGCAGAACGAGAAACATTCCAAGTATGTGAAGTTTGTGGTGAAGATGGTGGGCAACATAATATAAACGGTTGGATCCATACACTTTGTGACGAACATAAAGACGAAAAACTATATGTTGAATATCAGGGAAAAACATATTTGACAAAATTATTGGAACCAATTAATAACGGTGATTTATATTATAACGCCAAAACTAATGAGATTATGGTTTGTGATGTTAATAATTTTTTTGATCCCTGGTCTCTAAAAGTGGTTGAAGTTATAAAAAATAATGATTAAATTTTTTGTATGAGTAAGTTTGAAAAAAAGATTATTGAAAAAGAAAATGAAAGACTTTCAAAGATGAAGGAAAGAATTATAGACCTTTCATATTTTACAAGTGAGGAAACCGCAAAAAAATACCAAGAAAAAAAAGAAGTTGATGACAATTTTGTACCAATGACATTTAAAATTAACCCAAAGGAGGTTGAAAAACTTAATAAATGGATGGGAAATATTATAGGTGTTTATGGTAAATACGGTAACTTTGAATATACATTTAAATCAACCGGTGGTTTAGGTTGGGATATTTGGGTTTATAACGATTTAGCAAAAACAGAAATATGTTTAACGGAAGACGCTGACTATTAAATTTTTAACTAAACTATATTAAGCCCCACCCACAAAGTGGGGTTTTTTGGTATTGTAATTGTATTCCATAACGAAAATAATAGTTATGGAAAAGAAAAGTAATCACAATTTAGAAGAAAAAAAATTTAGTAATTTTATGGTTGGGTTTTGTTTTATGAGTGCAGTTGTTTTAGCTGCGGTTTCATACGGAAAAACAGAACCAATAGAAAAAAAATTCAAAAGATCATCACCCGAAAACACCAATTTATTGGTTGACGCAACCGAAAAACCACCAGTCGTTGAACCACCAAAAGAACAACCACAACCACAATCAGCAACACAAAAAGATGAGACTTTGGATTTAAATAGTGATGTTGACACTACATCAAATACGGGTCCCATTAACAATAACCCATTTGTTGATTTAGGACTACCAAAGGGAGATACAACCATACTTACTAAGGTTGATCCTGTACCTGTTGTTGTTCCTGATAAGGTTGAAGATTTCCCTGATATTGAAGCAGAATTTCCAGGGGGTTATGATGGTTGGAAACAATACCTTTTAAACGAATTAAAATACCCTGAAATTGCAATTCAAAATGGAGATCAAGGGACTGTTTATGTTGTATTCATAATTGAAATGGACGGTAGTATTGGCGATGTTAAAATAACAAGGGGTGTTAGTTTTGAAGTAGATAGAGAAGCAAGAAGAGTAATTAAAAATTCACCTAAATGGATTCCAGGTAGAATTAATAAAATGAATGTTAGAACAAGATTGAATATACCGATTAAGTTTAATATCTATTAATTTGTAAAATCAAATTTAATTTATTATCTTTGTTATTATGAAAGTTTTATTTTTAGATTTTGATGGAGTTTTGGCTCTATCTTCTGAATGGGGTGGACGACACAAGAAAAAAGGGTTTGACTCAAATCCTGAAACTCCTATGGACATACGAATGGATAACTTCAATCAAAAAGCGGTTAAAGTATTAAATGAGATCATAGAAAAAACCGGTTGTGAATTAGTTATTTCATCTGATTGGAAACGACATGGAACTTTGGACCAAATAAAAGAAATGTTTGTTACTCGTGGAATTAAACCACCAATTGATATAACACCATTTTGTAGGGTTTTATTTCGTGAAGGCAAATTACCAGATGATTTTGTTTTACCACATTTTAATAAAACAGAGTATGAACGACATATTGAAATTTTACATTGGTTAAAAGAACATCCTGAAGTAACTCATTGGGTTGCGGTTGATGATCTTGATATGTCAAAACGAGATGGTTGGGGACTTGAAAACTTTGTTCACTGTAAACGACCTAATCTTGAGGGAATTAAACAATCTGGACTTAAAGAAAAAATATTAAAGTTTTTGGAATGAAAAACATAAAACAACTATTTCGTAGACGACCTGATCTTCTTGAAAAACCTGAAGTTCAAGAACTTATTGGATATACCCAAGAACTTGAAGGTCAGGTAATGGAAAGAAAAGTTGAAGACACATACAACAAAGAACATATGTTAAGATCAATGCTTTCAGACATCCTCTCAAGTTGTAGGGAGTATGAAGAGAATAAACTACTTCAAGATAGATATCCAGAATTATATGAAAAAGTTGATGCCGATTCTTTAGTTAAAAATTTAATGGATTATATTTTAACTATGAACGCTAAAAACGATTTGAGGTTATGAAAGAATTAATATTAATGGAGAATTGTTTCGGACCTGACGTGATTATTGACGGTGAGTCATTATTTATCCACGAGTATGATAACAGAGACCCAAAGGTTATTGAAGACATACAAGATAACCTAATTACAAAACTACACGAATTAAAAGGTGGAATGGGGATGAATGATTGGTACGCAATTGTTGAAATGATTACTCAACTATCCAACGAATACGAATATCAAGTTGATCAATCTGATGAAGGAACATCTTGCGATGAGTGTGGAAACTATAATCATAAGTATGTATATAAAAAAATAAAAAATGGAACAGACGTTTAAGATATTTGTAATACAAAATGAACCATATCTAACAATAAATGAGGATGTTAAAGTTGGGGACAAGGCGATTGTTACCGTTGGAGAGTTATATCCGACATTGGTTGAATGTATAAACGAAGACCAAATTAATTTATTTCAGAAACCAAAAACATCAATGACCAAAAGACATAAGGTTGTTATGATGGGTGAAGACCTTGTTTTAGAAAATGAAATTTTATCATTATTAAGTGAAAAGGAAGGACCATTAACTGTAACATACGAAAACGGTAATATGAAAGTCGTTACAGAAATGTAATATATTTATTTGTATGGGAATTACAAGTCCAATTAAAGAGTTCATAAAGGAGTTTTATGTTGTTAGTTATAACCCAAAACAAAAACAAATAACACTCCACGACCAATTAGACCGACTCCACAATAAAAATACGTATATTGATATTGGTAGGGTTGGTAAAGTAAAGATCACATTATGTTGGGGGATTGTTGAGGAATTTACAGGTATTCAATATCACCACAAAGAATACCAATCTGAACTATCAAAATTCTTTTTTGAATTGATAACGGAAAAAAAATCAAAAGAATTTTTTAAATTACTATTAGAGGAAAACATTAAAGTTGATTTTTTGTTAAACGAGGTTATTGAACAATTTCCATTATTGGGTTAGTATATATTTATAGATATGAAAAGATTTTTAATTACAGAAGATGAAAAAACCAATATCTCTGATCAACACGATGATATAGATAGAAAACTTATGAACTTTTTATTAAGACGTGTTGAAAAAAAAGAAAGACAAATAGGTTACGGAGACGAGTACGCATTTACTGTTATTGAAATATCCTTCAGCGATTTACCCGGTTATGGATTTAACACGTTCAGTAGTAGAAAGGATATGGAAAGGAAAATGTTAGAGATGATAGAAGAAAACGACATTGTAGATGTAGGTGAATATAATCCTGGTATTTTAGATACTGACAGACAAAAATTAGTCAAAACTGTAAGAGCATTTTTAAATTTCATAATGCCAAGAAAATGATAAACACCGACACAAAATTAATAAATACATTAAAAAGACTATATGAAGGTCAAGAATACTCAACAACTTTTGAGGATGAGGTAACTTCTTGGGACGAAGATGTTGAGGTGTATTTTGAAGAATGGGAAATAAAGTATTATTTAAAGTTAAACCAAGTGTTAGGTGAAGGGTTAAAGGCAATAGTGAGTTTTGATGTTATCATTACCGATATTATTGTTGATGGAGATAGTAGATACTATATTTGGAAAGAAGCCGATTATTATCAAGATGAATGGTATCTTTTAAAGGTTGAAAAAGATTTATATAACACGATAGGTAACGATTTTCCTTTGTCATTTTATTTTAATTTTTATGGTGAAGAGGAATACAATAATTTACCTTCTGCATAAAAAGCCTTATAATTAAATCAAAAAATATTATGCAAACAAAAGTATGTAGTAAGTGCAAACTTGAAAAAGATGTTTGCGAATTTCATAAAGAACCAAAAAAAATAGGTACTTATCGTGCTAAATGTAAACTTTGTATAAATGAGGAAAGTAGAAACTATTCTAAAAATAACAGAGAAAAAAGAAACCAAATACAAAAAAATTGGAGAAAAGAAAACCAAGAAAAAGTAAAAAATTATAGAAAAAAATATTATGATATAAATCCTAAAAAATTTATTTTAATAAGTAGAAATTATAGATTACATAATAATGAAAAAATAAAAATTCAGTTAAGAAACTATTATATAAAAAATTTAAATTATCATAAAGAAAGATTAAAAAAATGGAAAGAGATAAATAAAATATTTAATAAAGAAAGATTAAAAAAATGGAGAGAGATAAATAAAGAGAATATTAAAAAATACAAAAAATTAAGATATGAAAATGATTTGTCATATAAATTAGTGACTAATTGTAGAAATAGAATTAATGGGTTTTTAAAAACTAAAAATCTATCAAAATATAATAAAACATTTGAATTTATAGGTTGTAGTACCGAAGATCTTAAACTTCATTTAGAAAAACAATTTAAACACGGTATGAGTTGGGATAATAGGGGTGAGTGGCATATTGACCATATAATACCATTATCTTCTGCAAATACAGAAGAAGATGTATTTAAACTTTGTCATTACACTAACTTACAACCACTATGGGCTAAAGAAAATTTACAAAAATCAAATAAAATAATTAAAAATTAAAATTATGGCACACCCTATACTTCATGCAAAAAGCTCAGCAAAAAAATTCGGAGGAAAATGGGAAGATTATATTCATCTACATAATTGGCTTGACGAGACTAAGGGATGGCATGGTCATTCGTTTCATCGTATGTGGAGACACCACTCAGAAGGTATATTTGAAGGAGAAGAAAGGTTTGGTACACACTTTATAAATTCTGAAGGTAAAACCGTTTATACGAGATATTGCCTTGAACAACACGTAAAAGAAGATTGTGATGGATACATACCAACGGCAAGAGAATGGTTCCTAATTGTGGAAAATAAGCAAAGACCTCTATGGGCAACAAGAACTCAGAAGTTAGAGTTTGAGGATTGATATATTTATTATTATGAATCAATTAGAAAAAATTATACAATCAGAACTATCAGGTAATTTAAGATCATCATTTAACAGATTTTGTTTACTATTACAGGCGTATTCCGACGCAACTATTTGGTCATACCAGTGTGATTTTAATTTGGATGATACTATATATTGGCAGAATGATTTTTACGTTTATGGTGGAGGATTTGCTCAGGAAATGGATGAACCAATAAAGGATTTGGTTAAAAATACTATTCAAAAATACATAACTGTTGATTTTTTATTTGATGAAATATCTGACGACACCACTAAAGAAATAACAAATCAGGGGTGGTTTCATTTTAATATCTATCCATATAGTAAGAAATTAGAAATTGAGATATCATACGATATATATAATACCGAAGATAGAAACCACCAGTCGTCTATTTCAGAATTGGTTAATGAGAGTAATCTACAAGATAGAATGGTTGATCAATTGAATGATTGGGATAAACAAGGGGCGGTTTTTACCATATACTATGAAGGTGATGATGGGGAAAGTCGTTTTGATGATGTTTGTGAAAGTAACGTCGGAATTAATAAAATACCAGAGGTTTTGGCTAATTTGGGTTGGGATATGATTGATAATTATGAGAGTGGATATTACTACGATGAGGGAGGTAGAGGATCTATGGATTTCAATTTTAAAGAAGATACTATTTATATGAACCATATTGAATACTCAACAGGGAGTGTGGATAAAACGTTGGCAGAAGTAAAACTATGAGAAAATACGAACTAACAGAAGATCAAAGAAAATATTTTAATAAGTTTAGTCTTTATTTAGATGCTATTTTTGGTAGTGACGGGATTCAATGGGAGTTGGGTCTTGGAAATGAATATTTTGACATTGAAGAGTTATACGGACCAATACCTTCAGGTCAATTTAATAGAGGTCGTGAAAAAGACATGCCAAATAACGATGATCCTGGAATGGTTTTTTTAGATACTATCGTTTCTAAATTTATTGAAGATAATATAGATGATATAACTAGTTATTTTGATTGTGATGAATGTGGTGGTGATGGGTATATGATTGTTAAGTATAATCCAGAGAATAAAAACCTAACATTTAATTTAGGTGTTAATTTAACCTTGTCTAATAATGAGGAACATATGTTAACGTTTAATGATTTAATAAATGCCCCACAACCACAATGGGGACGACCTTATCAGGAGTTAAAAAAATTACAATACGATGAATTTATTAATAAATATAAATCTGAGTTAGGGAATGAAATTGTAATGGAGTATAATGGTGGTGGAGACGATGGACAAATAAATAATGATTATCCAGATGAAATTATACATTTAGGTTACGAAATTATAGATGTTTATTATTCGGGTTGGGAAAATAACGAAGGTGCCGATGGAAGTATCGTTATTAATTTTGATGAAAAAATGGTATATCTTACCCATAATGGTTATTATGGTGATACGGATAATGTCCATATAGAAACTATAGAATTTGTTTAAAATATGGCACAGATTAAATTACAAGAAAATATAGAAAGAATTAAAGAATTGATGTTGGTTGAAAACGACGAACAACTTTCTTTATTTGTTGATGAGAGTGATCCCGTTAGTATAAACGATAGCGTGTTTACAAAAAAATTTAAAGAAAAGGTATATTTTATTTTAAGAGACTTATATAAATCAAATTGGGATAAAGATAACAGTCGAGGACCTGGAGGTGGTGGAGGTGTTGTTAACGTACATACCGTCTATGAATTGTTACAGAAAAAAGGTTTAACCGATTATGATCCACAAGGTGGGGATTGGTCAATACTAAACTACTTTGATACAAATCCAAAAGTTAGGGAAACAATCGTTGGTCTTTATGAGACGGAAACAGGAAACGTAATAAACAATACCAACATAATGGAAGACTTTATTACGTGGATGTCAAAAAACCGTAATAAACTATTTAAAGATGGTCCGATACTTAACCAATTGATTGAAAAAAATATAGAATCACTATATAGTGGTGAGTTAAACGAGAGAAAGGCGTATGACTACCTTACTGAAGTGTTAAAAAATTTAGATGGTTGGTCACTTAAAGGGAGATCGGTTCCAGGATCAAAAACGGATAGGGAAGGTGTGGATTTCGTTATGGTTAATGAAAAAACAGGTAAAGAAGGTAAATTCCAAGTTAAACCACTTACGTTTTTTGTAAAAACTAAAAACGGGTATAAAGTAAAAAGTTATAACATTTCAGGATTGGATAAAAAGCCTGTTGATTATTTTGTTTTTGCTTCCAGAGATAAAGATGATGTATTTATATTTAGAAACACGAAGAATAAATACGTAATTTTAGATAAAAACACGGTTCAGTTTGAGGAACCACCTATTAAATTTTAAAAATGGCAAACGAAACGGCTAGAGACTTATTGGACGAATTTAATAACGGCGGATGGGACGATATAAAGGCGTATTTTGGTGATGACCTTAATACATTCTTAGATTATTTAGGTAAATACGGTTTAGATAGTGAAATTGATTACGACAACATTGATGAAGAGTATAAAAACCTACTTCTATTATCCAATTTAGAAAAAAACCCAACAGAAACTCTAAAATATATTACCGATCAATTAATAATGGATGTTTACCCAAGACAGGGAGGGTATTATCTTTTTTTAAGAGATAGAGACGAACTCGCAGAACTATTTAAAACATACGGAAGAGAGACTAGCCCAAGAGATGTTGCAAAATCTATGTTAAGTGAAGATTATTGGGAACCATTTTATGATACAACATACGATGTATATAGAGACGTAATTGATGAATTGGATGAAGCAAACAAAAATATATTATCACATTACATTATTAAAAATATCGGAAATCAAGAATTACCACTTGATGATTATGAATCCGATTTATTTAATGATTTTTCGGATGAACAAGGAACAGAAGGTATTTTTCAAATAACAAGTGAAAATGTTATGGAATTGATTAATGACGAAGATGCGATGAATGTGTTACTAAAAGAAGACCTAAGTGATTTAAAAAATGATCTATACTCAATTCATGATAATGCTTACAATACCGCATATTCTGATGAAATATATAAGGGAGTATGGGGAGAGCTTTCAACATACTTTAATGTGGAAGATTGGATACACGAAACAAAAGAAACTCGTGCCGGAAAAAAAGTAACACACGAATACATTAAAATTAATAATTTTTACCAAGACGTTTATGACTTTTTATCTAATAACGCAACACCTCAATGGAGAGAACAATATTTAGGGTATAATGAAAGTTATTGTGGATTTATTGGAGGAATGATGGATGATGGTCAAAAAGAATGGTTATCTTTTAGAATACCGGACTACCCTGATTGGACAAGAACTAAGAAAAACATAAATGAAATGTTTACAGACTATGTAGGATGAAAATAGTAATTACAAAAGACCAATTAAAAACAATAAGAGAGAACGCATCAAAAGAGTTTAATTGTGAGAAATGCGAACACAGTTGGGAAATTGAAACAAAAGACAAACACCCATACCTTTGTCATATGTGTGGTTACGATTCAAATAAGAAAACACATAATTATGATGAGTTAGAAAACTTTTGGAAAAACTATAAAAAAGAAGAAGTCACCGAAAAGTGGTCAGAAAAATATAAAAAAAGTATTAACTGTAATTCACCAAAAGGATTTTCACAAAAAGCTCATTGCCAAGGTAAAAAGAAATCACTAAAAGAATCAACTGTATTGTATGGCTACAACCTTGAAGAAATAAAAAAAGCATTAAAAATATTATCATCAGTTTCTGATACGATGGGTGATAAAATACCTTTAGATTTTAAACTATATGGGTATCACCCATATCAAAGTGAGTATGGGTTTAGACGATTAGAATTATACATTGATGTTGACAGTGAGGACGGAACTTATAATAATTTACCAAGTGAGATGAGGTATAGATTCTCAATGGAACTACTTGATATTTTTGAGATGATGGGTCTTTACAGCCATAGATCAATGCATCCATCTTATAATTTTTATTTTAATAAAAGATCATTAGAAGGTATAACAATTATTTGATTATTTAAAAAAGAATATATATATTTGTACTATTATAAATCATTAAAAAATAAACAAAAATTATGGGAACAAAAACAGGAAACAAAGGACGTTACATTTGTAAAGTTGGTTATTTGGATATCTACGCTAAAGATAGTCTAAAACCTAAAAAAGAAACTAAACATAAGTTTGTTAAAGCGGATGTTAAATCAACGGTTTATAATATCCTACACGGTAAAAAATTAACCACAGTCAATTTAAAAACTAAAGACGAGGCGGTTACCAAGGCGATAGAATTGATGGGTGACAAGGCGGCACTTTACGGGTTAATCTAAACCCATCTATTATATAATACAAAGGTCAGGATTAACTCCTGACTTTTTTGTTTATATTGGTATTTATTATTATGGAGTTTAAGAAAAAAGAATTAATGATTGAAGATAAGCGCGAGGAAGGAATCGTAAAAAAAGTCTTATCTAAAATGAAAGATATTAAAGACAGGGCAAGTTCTGAAGTAAAAGAGACTGGTGCGTTGGTTAGAATATTAACACACGCTGTTAAGTCGTATACTAAAACTAGGGGGTTTGATCTTAATGATGAAGATAGAGAATTCATAAAAGGCCAATCTGTTGACGTAGTAAGGGGATTAATATTAACGATAATCGCTATGGTACCTTTACCAATACCACTCACACCTTTTCTAATAATATTTGGTAAAAAAATTGGAATAGATTTAACACCAAAAGAACACGATATACCAAATAAAGGAAAATCAAAAAAAGAAAAATTAGAAGAGAGTAAAAAATTAAATATTATTTTAACTGAAGATCAATATAAAAAATTAATAGTTACAAATAATAAAAACCAACAACACAACAAAAACTATTTGAAAGAATCTACAACTGCGGTAGAAATGAATAAACCTAGTGGTAATAAATTAGAGTGGCCCAAATGTCTCGAAGGACAATACTGGGATATTGTTAAAAAAAAATGTGTTGACTATGGGTTTAGTGAGGACTTAACACCTAAAATTTATAAAGATACATATAGTGGTATAGATGATACATTTAAACAACAACAAAAATTATTTTATCAAGAACTTAATGATAAGAAAAATTCTGATAGAATAAAAATTGCCCCATTATTAGAACAGGCAAAAGATTGGTGGAGAAAATGGTTAAACGATCCAATAACTATAAGTAAACACCAAAAACAATTTAATTTAACTGATGAACAAACTAAGGATAAATTTAAAAATTATTTAAAGGTTATTGATAATATTGAATTAGTGGTAATGAATAGATATGGGGATAATAGAAATGATTATGCATTTATTCTAAATGCCTATATCGATTCTAATCTCAATGATTCAAGTTTGGGACATATTTTTGACAAAGAATATGATGTACTCATACAAAATGGTAGTAATGAAATCGCTGCGTGGTTAGGGGGTTTAGTTTCTACTGCTTCAGGGGGTAATAACATAAATGATTGCAGGGTTTTTGTACCATCTCCTTTAATAGGAGAAATCTCTAATTATGAACAAACTTTTGCACACGAAATACAGCATATGTTAGAAAATAGGGTAGGACTTTTAACGTCTAAGGATGTTATGTCTAAATCATTCCCAAAGCCAATTGAAGGTGGTGTTTCAATAGACGATATAAAAAAATCAACTAATGTGTTATATGGTGTTTCTGATTCAGATGTGGAAAATAAAGAAATAAATACCTCTGAAGAGTCAAAATTAGATTTAAATAAAGGGATAAAAGATCTTATGAAATTAACATTTTCTACTTCTAAAGGAGAGGAAAAAACCATACCAGAAAATCGTGCTAAAAATATGTTAACACAGTTATTATCCCATATGTCAGTTAATGATAAAAAAGATTATGATTGTGATCACGGAGAAAAAACGGCTAACCTTACTGAGTTAAGGAGTGAGTTAAGATTAAAACCTGGTGAAACATTAGATTGGAATGGGGTTGTTTTATCTTATTGGAATAATGGATCGGTTCCAGGAGGTAGATACATAAACACACGGCCCGTTTATAGAATTTTAGCTTGTTGGACTTGGAATAATTTTACCCCCGATTTAAAAACTTTATTTGAAAATCTTAATAATTTTGCTATGAGTAAGGAAAATAAAGGAACAACCCCTACATCATCATTAAATAATAAAAATTTAGAGTTATCACATTTTATAAGGAAAAATAATAAAAACTTTTTATCTGAGAGGAATAATAATTTACCGATTGAAAAAAAATTAAAAGAATCAAAATTAAATATTATTTTAACTGAAGATCAATATAAAAAACTTAATGAAATGGTGCAAAAATATGAAAGCATAATTCATAAATTATGTGTAACTCAAAAACCCGATAGCCCATTTTGTCGTTTATATAAAATGAGAGATGATTTAATAGGGGATGATAAAGTTGATTTAGATGTATCAATAGAGGTGTTAGATGATTATTTTAGGTTTAAAAACGTTGGAATGTTTCCACGTATTGTTGAGTTAGCACTCCAAGATGAGGGTAGAACTTCAACTTATTTAAAATTAATTGCTGACTTTATTGAAGACGATACGTTTGATAAAACAAAAACAAAAAAAGTATTAAACAAACAAAGAAACTCCGAAGAAATACCAGCGGACTTGGAAGATCTGTTAAAAATGGCAAGAACATTAGAACATCAAAAATATGAGGAGAGTTTTGTTGGTGACCATTTTGATAAACATGCAACATTTTTAAGTTTAAGGTATAGTTGTGATGATGATATTAAGGAGACGTTATTCACGATACTAACAAAGGTGAAATCTAAAGAAAGAACACTTGATCTTGTTTTTGAGAAAATGATACAGTGTATTCAAAAATCATTAACACAAGGAATTTATTATTTAAAGTCAGATCTTGTCACTAAAAAAGATTTAGTGTTTGATGACGAAGTGATATTCCCATCAGGAACATTCTTTGAGGTTAAAAAAATGGATCCATTCATAGATAGTTATTTATCTGAGTTCTTCTCAATATTTAAACAAAGCGATAAAGCCAAATTTAAGGGAGAGTATGTTGGTATTTATAATGAACTAATACAAAGGGTATATGAATGGTTAGTAAATAGTAAGGAAGCTAAAGATTATTTAGATAAAGTAAAATTACAAATTGGTGGGATAATTTATGAGTATAACACCATAGTACCTATTGAATATATAGATCTATATTGGTCTAATAAAGGACAAAGGGGTTGTGATGAAAAACGACTATCAATAAGATTTAGAATAATGCCAGGGGTTAATGAAATAAAAACCTTTAGATTTAAAAAAGAAGACGAATTAGATGTAGTCGTTAAACCTGTAACGAATAATGAAAAAGAAAAAGTTATATGTCAATGAAAATAATAATAACAGAAAACCAGTATAAAAAATTAATGGAGGGATTGGCGGATGATGACGTATTTAGAGATACCATTAAAGGTTATGAATCTACAGTTATAGATTCAAGTGGACAACACTATACTTTTGATGATAAAGACCCAAAAAATCCGAAGACGTTTGTTAAATCATCTGCAGATAAAAAAGGTGGAACACTAACAATTGGTTGGGGACATACAGGAGAAAACGCAAAACCAGGTAAAAAAATTTCAAATCAAAAGGCTGAAGAATTATTAACAAGTGATATAACAAAAGAAGAAAATAAGGCAAAAACAATTTTTCCTAAGTATACTTCATATCCACTATATGTACAAAGAGCGTTAGTAAACGCCGTTTATAGAGGTGAGGCTAAAAGCACATATGAATGGGTTAAGTCGATAAATTCGGGTAAATGGAGTACCGCAGCAACACAATATTTAGAAGGTTGGAACATAAATTTTTCCCAAGCAAATGACCCAAAATACAAAGGAGGGGTTGCTGACAGAATGGTAACCAATCAAAAGGCCTTTAAACAATATGCGGAAGAATTAAAAAAAGGTAAAACAACCACAACCACAACCACCACAAAAAAAGAAACCACTACAACTGAATTAAAATATGAAACAGATGAATTAAGTTTTACGTATTTAGAGTTTGAATTAGATAATCTTACTCAAAACACTACATATAAATTACATCAATTTCCTAAATCGGACCCTGTAAATTATAGATTAGAAGTAGGACCATATCCGCCAGCACAAAGAGAAGGTAGATATTTAGTTTTTTTTAGAAATGGAAACATTAAATGGTATAATGGCAATGAGTTCTCATCTTATGTTGGCAAATGGGGATATAACACAGAAAATGATGATTGGAAAATAATTGGTAAAAACGGTAAAATAAGTTTATCAACAGCATTAAACCAACCAGTAAATAATTTTGCATAATAAAATGAAAATAATATTAACAGAAGACCAATATAACGAACTAAATGTGAAAACGTTTAAGGAATTTTTATATAAGTTTTGGGATAGTGAGAAAAAACGAGGAGAAGAACCAACACTTGACGATATTGTTTACCAAATGAGTGGAGTAAAAAAAGGTAGTGAAGAGGATAACCGAACAATACGACCTATATGGTATGACTATAACGGAGGGCATGAGAAGTTGGTTGAAAAATTAAAAAAAGAAATATTATATAAAGAATTAAGTTTTGAAGGTAACCAAAACTTAAAACTAACATTTATGGTGGATCAGATAGAATCCTATGGTGATGGAAGATGGAAAGGTGAGGTTGATATTAGTTGTGTTTTGTTAAATGGGACTGTTGATGGGTATGTTTATAATTATAACAGTGACGAGATGGTTATGAAACCAAATATGGATATTGGAGATCAGTACGCTGAATTGGAATATGATACACAAGATTTTGAATATTTTTTAAAAGACGAGATACAAAGTTTTTTGGATCCCATAATGGAAAGGTATGGAATACCTTATCATCTTGAAATGCTTGTATAATGAAAATAATAATAACAGAGAGTCAGTATAGAATATTACAAGAA